GGAGAATAATTGTAAAGGTGTGACTATTTATCGTGATGGGTCAAAGTCGGTTCAAGTATTGAATACTAGCGAAAGTAAAACTAAACCTAAAGATTTAGATGATATTAGCGAAGCAGTTAGATTCCGATTACCGGCTGAAGGTCTTGAGGATGAATACATTTACATTACTGTATCTCATTATGAGAATACTCCTATTGAGATGTTCGTGAACTATCCGTATTTGAATCGGCCAACAATTGAACACACTCAAAGGCGTGAGCAATTGGATAGCATTTCTAGACTTATTTCAGTGGGTCTAAGGTATCATATCCCACTTGATAAGTTGATTGAGCAATTGGAGAAGTCAAAGGGTTCTATGCGTGGAACCGTTGCACAGATTTCAAACGTTCTAAAAGAATTTGCATCAAGAAGTGATGACCCCTATACTGAAACTTGTCATACTTGTGAAGATGGCAATATGGTATTTCAAGGTGGTTGCGCCACCTGCGATAAATGTGGACATTCTGAGTGTGGATAATCATGTGGTGGAAGAATAGGTTCAAAGATTGGGAAATGTTTGATGCTATAATTTTGGATATGGTAGACCAAGGAATGTTTACAGATGGTGAATTCGTAGAGGATGTTTTAACTGATGCGCATGAATTTACAGATATTACTAGGGACCGTGTAGATTTTACACTAACTAGAATACTTGATGGGTTTAAATTCCCATCGAATAAATTTGCTTATACGTATTTCTTGGCGTTGGCGAAAAAAATAGAAGATAGGTTAGACTATTACAAGAAGAACCCGGAAGGTGAAGAAAATGAATTTTGAAGGATATGAAGAATTAAAAGATATGAAAAAGAGTGACATGATTAACCTGTTTAAAGATAAGGTTAACCCTGACAGAACTAGAGGTGGTCAACGAGTTTGGACTGAAACTAGAACCGTTGTTAGAAAGGATATTAGGGGTGGATTGTATGAATATACATTGACTTCCTTTTACACCAAAGAACGCACTGGGCAAGATATGGCAAGATACCGCCCTATTATTGGTGATGAAGAATATACTTGGGGAGAATTAAAACGCTACCCTGCTGATTTACTGCGTGTCATGTTGTATAAATATTTACTAGACACGGAGGAGGAAGAATGAGTAAAGACCCGGAATACACTAAAAGTAAACGGTCGTATATGAAAAGAATTGCAACAAGGTGTCGAATATGTGGAGGTCAATTACTTGACCCGACAGAACAAAAGAAAGAGCGTCACGATAAATGTGACAAGAATTTTAAAAGAACAACGAGAGGATTAAGATGAGTATAAATTTAGAAATTAATGCGCCAGATGATTCTGGTAAAAAATATAAAACCACTATTGATGTGGAAGGTCAGAATATGACTTGGTTTCAAACACCAAATTATGGTGCGTGGAGTCGTAGATACCATACTTACCAATCTAATACCATCAACCCAAACCATTATCGAAACGACAGAGAACCCACAATTAAGGCAATTAAAATGTGGGTGAATTCTTATTTGGGTTGGGGTAAAAAGGGTCGCCCAAGTTTTAGTGGGTTCATTATAATTAATGGTGCTAAGATTCATTGTCATAAAGATGGAAATAAATATATGATTCAAGGAATGATAACTACAAAAGATACTGCCGTTACTGCAATAGCAAGAACTATTTACCGTTCATGTTTTGAAGAAGATGTGCAGAAGTTGGCAGAATATTGTTTTAACAATATACTTTTACCTGAAAATGTTTCATATGCTCTAGAAAATCGTGCGCCCTATCATTGGTATCTTAAGGGTAAAAAGGTTGAAGTCAGATTCAATGTTAAAATGATTGGGCCGGATGAATGCGCTATGGAGATTTCAGATGGAATCTGGGCTCCAATTTCAATTAAGAAAATGAATACTTACATGAATTATTATTTACATGGTCAAAAATCATCTTCTTGGTTTAAGGCTAGATTAACGCCTAAAAAGTTGTGGCATAGACTTATTGGTGAAGTACCAACTACTGCCCAAGAAAATATGATGGTTGCATTCCTACAACAAAACAGGACTGATGAGTTAGTGCAGAAAAGAGCCTATCAATTAGTTAAGGATATGTCTGTTACTTACAAGGATAGAATGAAAGTGTTTTGGGATAATAACACTGTTAAGGCAATTATTGTTAAAGGTAAAATGGCAGATTGGGTAATTACTGATAACCAATTCAAGAGCGAAATTCAAGCAGTATCGACTTATGTTTTTGATATTGGTGATAGTCACCGTCAAATACCATTTGATGATGGTTTCCTTAAAGGACCAATTTGTATTGATAACATGACCAAACATTCATCAGTGGGTGACCAATTTGCGGCCAGAGCATTTGCATTACTGAATGATAAGATGACGATTGAAATTGTTAGCACAATTAGCCATTATTTAAGTGACAACCATTACGATGGTCAAACTGAGGCTAGATTACATTTGCCTAATATTTCAATGAAAGATTTACAAGGAGTGATTAATAAATGAAAACGCCAAGTGGTTTAGACACAACTAAAATTAGAAAGGTAATAACTGCTATTGTTATTTGTGAAGACGAAGAAGCATGGGTTGAAGCCGAAAAAGACATACGAGAATTAGCCGATGTTATGTCAAATATACGAAGACAAGTGGCTATTTACAAAATAGAGGAGATGGAATAATGTCCGACGTAGAAGATATTGTGAAATGTACAGAATGTAATTCTAGAAATCTAAAATTAGACTCTAATAAAGGTGAGTTGTATTGTGAAGATTGTGGTTTTGTGTTACAAGATGAAATGTTAGAGGCAACTTCATCTGGCAAAGAAAGACCAAACGACCCAAATTCTCCAAGAACACATAATCCGACACAAGAGGGTTTTGTGTTAGGAAGTGTAGTAGGAATGACCAACTTAGATGGTTCGAGAGATAATTCAAAAATTGGGAGAATCTTAAGAAGAACACACGCGATAAATCATAAAACTACACATGAAAGAAATCTATCAAAGGGGTTAGTGTTATGTAATATGTTGGCATCAGAATTTGGTGCGGGTAAAAGTTTAAGAGACCAAGTTTTATGGAACTATAAGACAACCCAAAGAGAAAGAATATTATCAGGAATGTCGTTGGAAGTTAGAGCGGCGGCCTTAGTATATTACACATTTAAGGATAATGGTATTTCTAGGACTATTGATGAAATTTGTGCTAAAAATAGCGCACATCCTAGACAAGTTGCTAAAAGTGCAAGAAGAATTGCTACTTTCTTTAGAAAGCCGTGGATTCTCTCGCAAAGAAATATTCCTGATGAAGTGCAAAAATATTGCAATTTGTTGGGGGCAGATAACGACTTGACAAGTGCCTCAGTAAAATTAACTATGTTAATGATTGAGATTGCTGAAAGTAAATATGTTACCGCAAATACTGGTTTTGTTGCCGCTTGTATTTATTTAGCGGGTAGGTTGAACCCAACTGGTTCTTTGAGAACGCAGATGGAAATTTCTGACGTTTGTAATATTACTGAAGTAACCCTGAGAAATAATCTAATAGCAGTATTGAAGTTAGTTAATCTAACGAGAGAAGACGTTTTTGATAAGTGGACCCCACTAATGACGTTTGATGAATTTGTAGAAGGAGTGCATAAGAATGCAAGGAAAAAAGAATAGAAAGATGTTGATGATTGGTGCAGGTGGAATTGGAAGTTACTTGATTCCGCTTCTAGATAAGACAAAGGTATATGATATGGTTGTGGCTGACCCTGATAATGTTGAGAAAAAGAATTTAACTTATCAGAATTTTAAGTCAAAAGAGAACGAAATGAATAAAGCATCGGTAATGAGTTGGAATTATGAATCTGTTACAAGGCATATTTCTTATCCAATTTTAACTGAGAAGCAAATTAAAGGGTATGATTTGGTAGTCTGTTGTGCTGACAATTTAGATGTGCGCCGGTTACTTTATCGCTCTAATGTTAAATGGTTAGATTTGAGAGCGCAGGGTAGAAATTGTGCTTACATTTCTTACAGGGCTGATAAAAACAAACATGATACTTTGTTAGCCGGACCTGAAGGTTCATTTAGTTGTCAAGGTGATTCATGGGATGGTTCAACAGAAGGACAACATTTTTCTCATGTAATTGCCGCAGGTATGGGTGCTGAATGGATTCACCGATATTTTGCAAAAGATGATGTAGCAGATTTTAAGGTTGTGAATGTGTGAGTATGATGGATGATACAAATATTCTATTAGAGAAGTTAAATGTTCTGATAGAAAAAACAAATAGAATTATTATTACAGTCAATGTGGTGAATATTATCACGTTGTGTGTATTGGTTATGGTGGTGTTAAAATGACATTGAAAGGATTAGGAAGAAATAAGAAACTAGTAAGATGGGAATGTCCGGAAAAAGGATGCGGTAGACTTTGGGCTTTAACGCCTGATGCCCTGTATATAACAGGCCGTGGTATGATTTTTGACGGTTATGATTTCAAAGGAAGAAAAAAGTGGAGAAGAGAAGGACATTGTGGATGCGGAAAAGCATTTGACCATCCGGTGGTGTATGTAAATGAATGATAAAAGAGTGTTTATTGCGAAGAATGGAAGACCTTATGTAAAGGATGAAAATGGTAAAGTACGTTTTATTAGCCATGACGATTGGCAACAATATAAAACAAAGCAAGAATCAGAATCCAATGGGAAGTATTTCCTTGTGGGTGTAATAGTAGTATTGGTTGGAATTTATGTTGCCAACAATATTGGAGGGATTATTTAATGTTGTCAAGTGAAAGTATTGAAGTGAAGATTGAAGATTGGGAAGAGCAGATTAAGAATGCTTGGGCTGATGGAAATTTTGAATTTGTAGACGAGAATTTCTTAGATACTATTTGGGAAATGAGTTTAACCGCGTTTGATATTGGGCGCGAAGTGCAAGTGGTTATTGATGGTAAGATGAATATTTATATTTCTGCCGGAGACCCCGGATTTGTTTGGTTTAAAGAACCACCTACGGGAATGACTTTACCTATCGAATGTTGGATTCATACTCATCCGTTTGGTCAAGCATATTTTTCAGGAACAGACTGGAACACAATTAAAACGTGGGAACCTATTATGAATTATGCAATTGTTCTAGGTGACAATCAATCTATGGAATGGCGAAAGGGAGAACCCCAAACTGTATTTTATCAAAGAGTAGAAATTCCTGATTGGGTCGGAGGTGAAGAAGAATGAGGTGTCCTATGTGTGGTGCAAATATGCGAGAAGAGCATGATAGAAGTTATGACGGTAGACAAGTCCAATTTGTATATTTTTGGAAATGTCGTAAGTGTGGTTACACAAATGAAGAGAGTGGTGGTTTTAATGAATATTGATTTAGTAAAAGCAGTAGCAAATAAAGTAAGTGATGAGGATTCTGTAATCCTTTGGGATATTCTAAATAAAGAATGGCCTGAAGAGAAGCATGATATTATCTATGCAATCGCATTAAGTATGTTAGAAGAAGTTGGTGAAGAAGAATGAGAGCGTATGGAAATTGGGTAGTAATGGCTCATGTTGAAGAAACTACTGAGTCTGGAATTGTGACTAATCAGGGTGCGGCGATGAAAGTAATTTCTATCGGTGAGGAATGCCCGGAAGAATTTAAAACTCTGATAGGTAAGAAAGTTTATTACAAACAACATAGGTCTGCGCTACCAATGAATGGATATATTTGTATTCATTGGCAAGATGTAATGTATACGGAGGAATAATTATGGGTGAAATATTATATGATGAAGAGGCTAGAGATGCACTAATGGATGGTATTAATTTAGTGGCTAACACAATTAAATGTACATTGGGGCCACAAGCAAGAACAGTGGTAATTAAGCAGAATGGTAAACCTGTCGTAATTAATGATGGTGTGACTATTGCTAAGGCGATTAAATCTGATGATGAATTTGTTCAAATGGGTGTAGAATTAATGCAAGAAGTTGCCGCCCAAGCACAAGAAAATAGTGGGGATGGTACAACTACTGCAACAATTATGGCTCAACAATTATGTCATTATGGATTAGCGGCGGTAAAGGATGGAGAAAATCCTGTCGATTTAAAGAAAATGATGGATAGTGATGTTAGATTGGTTTTGAAAAAATTAGATGGCATGGCTACAAAAATCAAAGGTCGAGAAGAATTAGAGGGTGTCGCTACAATTGCCGCAAACAACGATTCTAAATTGGGTGTATTGATTGCTGATATTGTAGAAAAGGTTGGTCGTGACGGAATTATTTCTATTGAGAACGGTCAAAGTCTGGATACCACTTTTGATATTATTGAAGGGATGGAATTGGATTCAGGATATATGAGTCACCTTATGATTAACAATGAAGAGGGTACTCATTGTGAGTTTAGTAATTGTTTGGTGTTAATGTCTAATGAGACTATCAATAACATTAACGAATTGCTTCCGGCCCTAGAGATTTCTATGTCAGAAAAGAAACCTTTGTTAATTATGTGTAAAGAATTGGAAGGGACCGCGTTTCCTAATTTGTTAGCAAATGTGCATAATAAGATTGTAAATGCGTGTGCTATGAAAACTCCAGACTTTGGTGATGAGCAGGTAGAAATTCTAAAGGATATTCAATCAATGATTGGGGGTACTGTATTCAATGCTGATTTGGGAATGAAGATTTCTAATGTGAAGTTAGAAGATTTGGGTGTTGTTGATAAAGTTAAAATTGGTCAATTATCTACTACTATGATTCACGATTCAACAGATGAGGAAAGCGAAAACATTACTGCTCGCGCTAAAGAATTATCTAACCAAATGAAATCACAAACTAATGAGTGGTTTAAAGAAAAATTACATAAGCGAATAGGTAGACTTTTGGGTGGTGTAGCATTGATTAAGGTTGGAGGTTCAACCGATATTGAAATTCGAGAAACTAAAGAAAGGTTGGATGATGCTTTAAATGCGACAAAGGCGGCACTTCAAGAAGGAATTGTTGTTGGTGGCGGATTAGCACTTTGGAATTGTGTAAATGATGATTTCTCGAAAGGCCTCTGTTCTATTGTACGTTCAGCATTAAAAGCACCTATTAGACAATTAGCAGAAAATTCAGGGCATGAATTGAGTTATAGCCATTTATCAAAACGTGATGGTTACGATGCAAAGAATGATGTTTACACTGATATGTGGGAAGCGGGAATTTTAGACCCTGTTAAGATTACAAAAAGTGCATTAGTTACTGCGGCTTCTATCGCGGGATTAGTATTTACCACTGAAGTTTTAGTTGGTGAGGATTTTGATGAAGGTGAGGTGAAATACTTTGGCTGATGATTTTGAAGTGAGAGGTCGCATTCCAAGAACAGCGACGGAAGAAATACTAATAAAAACTGGTAAATATTGGAATATTCCTATTGTAGATATTCGTTGGCATAAGGATGGTAAACCTACGCGGAAGGGTATTAGGATTAACATGACAGAATTAAGACATTTGGCAAACATATTAGGGAGGATTAATGATGGTGAGCGAACTAGAAATGAAGAGAATAATAAAGAAATCGAAGAGTAATGACCAATGGACAAGCGGTGCAAAGAAAACATTCATCGCAAATATTGAATCGTTGATGGTGTTTCTTGCGGAAAGAGCGCAAGATGCAAAGGGGAGAAGATGGGGCGAAGGTCCACAAAGAATTTTAGTAACCGATGTAAATTCTGCATTTGGTGAAATCTGGCCTAACTTATTTAATGGTGAGAATGATGAGTAAAATTAATTTTCAAGAATTGTTACAGGGCGTTCAAGATGCACAAGGCTTCTTGGAAGAGAAAAGTGGTAAATCTTTGGAAGAATTAATTGAAATTTACTATGAATCATTACCATTCGCTTTGGGCCACATGATGGGAATGCGAGATTGTTTAACAATTGTACAACAGATGTTAATGGGCATGATGGACCCACAAATTCAAAAAATGAAGGAGGAGGAAGAATGAGTCAATGGCTTAGACGAAAGATTATTTCCTTCATGGGAAATGTGTATGTTTGGTTAGATAAAGGTCTTGACCATGATACAGATGTAATTTTAAAAGTCCCTATTGATATGGACTTGCAACAAAAATCGAGGAGAGAATTATGCCGCCACATCGAAAAGAAGTTTGGGTGGAAAGAGGATTCTTTTTGGGAATTAGAATCTACTCAAAAAATTCGGCTTTGTTGCCAAGTTGCTAGGGGTATGGAGTATGTAAATAGACCTCCTAAACTATCAAAAAATATTACTAATAAAAAGAGAATCGTGAGGCGAAAATAATGAGCCAAGCGTATTGGTGTATGTTGTTTATATGGGGAACATTTGCACTATGGATAATAAAAGAATGGAGAGAATTAGAATGAGTTGGATTAATTTTTGTAGAATGAATGAAGCGATTGAGGATTTAACACCTACGGCATCTATTGGTGTTATTCGTAGGTCTTGGGATAATTTACCCGAAAAGCATCTTGTGGCGTCACTATTGACGTTAGAGTACCCACAGAATAATTTGGGTAAGAAGAAAGCAATTAAATGGATTACTAGTCACTATGATGCGTTTGATGATGAAATCGAACAGTATGCAAATATGTATGGTGATTTAGGAGAAGGCGTTTATTTCTTTGATGAAAATGGTGAAGATAGTGGATTTAGTATTCTTCAAGTCTATAACGTTCTTATTCTTGATTGTAGTAAAATGGATGGGGATTCTTTTAATGCTTGGAATTTTGCATTCAATAGAATGAGTGCGTTGGAAAAGAAGTGGTTTGTTCGTTATTGGACAAGAACACTTCGTCACGGTTTTGGTAAAGGGAACTTCGGAAAACTTTTGGGTAAGATTTATGATAAAAAAGATTCGGAAGTTAAAAAATCTGCGGCCACTAATTCCTACACTGATATTGTAAAGGCGTATGAAGCGGGTGAAGAACCTAGTAATAATTTATCATACGCAACATTTCTAAAACCAATGTTGGCTAAAGAGGTTCCTCGTAATAAATGGCCTAGAGAAAAACTCATGGATATTAAGTATGATGGGGCTAGATACCAAATTCATCGAAAGCAGGATGAAATTACTATTTTCAACCGTAGTGGTAAAATTGTAACTCAACAGTTTCCTGATGTTGTTGAGATGTTTTTGAATGAGTGTGACATAAAGGACTTTATTATTGATACTGAAATATATCCCGTTTTAACAAATGGGCGACCTGCTGAATTCAAGAAGATGAACACCCGATTTCATAGTAAGAACCATGCTGAAGCCGCTCTAAAATGCCCTGTAACAGTGGCCGTGTTTGACGCTTTGATGGTTGAGGGCGTGAGCCTCATTGATGAGTCTTTGCGCGTCAGAATGGCCTCCATAGAGCGATTTCCATATCAGGCTTTAAGGGCAAAAGAAGGTAAAAACAGTATTGAATTTTACAATGAAGCAATTGCAGGGGGATTCGAGGGTATCATGGTAAAAGACCTAAATGGTAAATATGAGTCAGGAAAGCGCAAATGGTTCAAGTATAAACCACCACAAATTAATCTTGATTTAGTGGTAACAGGTGCTAGATACGGAGATGGTAAAAGAGCAAATGTATTTGCTTCTTTTGATATTGCAGTTTCTAATGGTTCACAATTTATTAATGTTGGTGCAACTGGAACAGGATTTTCAGATATGGATTTTATTAATATGACCCAACAATTAAAACCTTTAGTTACTGATTACACAGATGGAACACATAATGTATTGCCAAGAATTGTATTAGAAATTAAAGCGGATATGGTAACTACAAATGAACAAGGTGGTTACGGTCTAAGATTCCCACGGTTGGTTAGAATTAGAGATGACAAACCTGTAAGTGATATTAATACTATTGATGATTTAAAGGAGATGATGTAGTGAGTGATGCGAAAAAGAATGTTATGTTTTATTCGCGAGTATGTTTTTACTGTCTAGGCAGTTTAGCATTCTTTGTAAATATTGTATTGGAGATGATGTAGAATGAAAACTCAAGAAGTTGGAGATATTGTGCCAATTGGTGCAGATATTTATATGATTGAAAAGATTGATAATGGTTGGGTATATATGCGCCAACCAAATGCGCGTGGCAAATCTAAGAAAATGTATTGGCGAGAAGTGCCATATTTTGATGAAGGTAAATTAGTTGTACCAACAATGGAAAAGTTGCCAAAGTTTAATTCAAAGATACATTTGGGTTCCTTTTTCAAAAAGAATTCCGGTGAAGAATTTCAAGTATCTAAGGAATTTATTGCGTATGCTTATGAAATGATTGATGATTTATTACATAGAGTATTAGATGATTGTATCGCTAATGCTATTGATAATGGCGATAGGCGATTAATGCCGGCACATTTCAGACCAATTTATTACAACCACAATTATAGGTATTATGAAGAGGACCAAAATGATTACGCTAGAAAAGAATCTATTTGGTTTCATTTAGATGAAGAAAGGCGAGAAGGGGATGAAGATGTTTAATGAAGATATTATGGATTGGGTAGAGCGATTTGGTTCTGTAACAACATATACCTTTATGGTCTATGGTGCTTATACCGTTAAGGATAATTCGATTATCAATAAAGGATTAACTATGACTCTATTGGATGAAGGTTTTGATACTGCTAGATATATGCAATCTATTAGAGAAATAACTTTGGATGATGAAGAAGAAAGTTGGCCTAGAGGTTGGAATCTTCAATGGGTTTTTCCGGGTGACTTTGAATATGAATTTATACCATTGTTGATTAGTGATGGTCTAGACCACCTTAGATTACCACATGAATATGTTGGTGTGTTTGGAAGTGATATGGGTGCTTAGTAGAGAACAATTACAAGGAATTTTATTGGCGGCATCGCGGCCCGAATTGACTATTTACCGAAATGAGAAAAAGAATCTTGGGTATGAAGTTAGAGCGCGAGTATTTTTTAGGGCTGATTCTTCTGCATTTTTAGAATATGTTCAAGGTGCGTTAGAGGAAGAAAATATTGAGTCACAATATAGATTAGCAGAAAGTAAGGTACGACCAAAACCCGTTTTATGGGTTTCTGGAATAACAAATCTAGTCCGTCTAGCAAGTCTTGTTCCAAATTATCCCGATTCTAAAATTCAATGGGATTATTTTAAATTAGCGCTTGATACTATTTATGAAGGAGAACATAATACCCAAGTGGGTTTAGATAAATTATTGAAATTAAAGGGGCTATTGTAATGTTGACAAATTATGTACAAGAACAGCCACAATTGATTGTTGGTAAACCCATGACTGGAAAAACAACAAGGGCGATTAAAGAATTAGGAGAACCTATCATAATGTATGCGAATGAAATTCCCACTGATAGTTATTCCTTTCCTAAAGAAAATGGTATTTTAATCGAAGATGTTCACCACAAAGCGAACGTCGATTCTATTCTAGAAATATTTAGAACGTATAAGGGTAAAATTATTCTAACTTCCCTCAATGAGAAGGATGTGCCTAAGAAGATTAAAAATAGATGTAAGTTGCGTAGACAGACTGGAAAAATTGGTAGAGATAAGATTATGAATATTGCGCCAAATTCAGATGAACCAGACGAAGTTAAGAAAGATATGTATTCGATGATGAGGCAGTATGTGAATAATACCGATAGAAATTACGTTGCGGATATGTTAAAATATAACAAACCTTCAATACCCCAATTGATGATTTGGTTAAATGAAAATGTCCACCCCAATAAAATAGCATTTATTGATGGCCATGTTAAATGGAGGTGGCCTACGAACTATATCTATGAATTAGTGGCATTTGGTCACAAAGGTAAAGGGTATAATGTAAATTCACCGAAGAGGGGTAAATATACTGAAGTGGATAAAATTTGTAGAAAAATAGGGTTGAGAAGTAATGAGAGGTATCTTCTTAAGGATTTGTTGAAAGATAAAGAAGTTAGAGACTTTGTTAAAACTAAAGTGAGTCATCAACAGTGGCGTATGTTAGGTTACGGCGAAAAGAAAAATCGTGTGAATAAGTCGTACAAAAAAGATTACACAAAAACTTTGGAGGATTTTTAATGGTTAGTAAAAAAGGTAGAACAAGAGGTTCCCAATCCGGAATGAGATTACCGGAGGGAATTACATCTTCCAAGCCCTCAACATTATGGAAGATTATTAAAGTAATTAAAGATGAAGGGCCGGGAGATTACTTACAATTAACAGAAAGAATGAAGAAAAGATGGAGATATTATCCTGCGGCGCACAGTCTTTACACTGTTTTAGGTGGAAGAACGGATGTATTTGTTGTTGTTGAAGATAGAGGAAAAGCCGCAGGTAAAGTTTATGATTTAAAGGAGGAAATTAGAGATGCTATGGACTGAAAAGTATAGACCTAAGACTATTAATGAAGTGATGGGTAATGAATTATTTGTTGAAGATGCAAAGAGTTGGATTGAAAATAATGAGATTCCTAACCTATTACTTTACGGACCGGCAGGAACAGGTAAAACGAGTGCCGGAATTGCATTAGCAAAAGATGTTCTAAAGGAAGATTTTAGTACAAATTTTTTAGAACTAAATGCTAGTGATGATAGAAAATTAGAAGCGGTAAGAACGAAAATAAAAGACTTCGCCGCAACAGGAAAAATGGGTAATGTCCCATTTAAGATTGTGTTATTAGATGAAATGGAAGGAATGATTCTTGATGCTCAAAATGCTCTTAAAAGAGTCATGGAGAGGTATCATTCAAATGTAAGGTTCATTATTACCTGTAATGATAGAAACAAGATTATTTACCCAATTCAATCTAGATGTGCTAGTTATCATTTTAAGTTAGTGCATCCAGAAATAATTGAGTTTACCCTTGAACGTATCTTAATGAATGAAGGGATTGAAATTGATTCAACAACTGAATTGAGTAAATTCGCTCTTTCTCATCATGGTGATTTAAGAAAGGCTATTGGGGAACTTCAAGCAATTACTGCCGGAGGCAAGCCCTTAAATAGCCATAAGTCTGAGCGGGACTCGACACACAGGGTTCTTCTGGAACTAATGATTAACAGAAATAGTAAGGCTTTAACTGAAATGCAAAATATGTTGTTTTCAGGCCATTCTGTTAAAGATATATGTCATGGTCTACATGACGTATTACTGAAGGGAGAATATGATAGCGAATTAAAATATAAATTCTTAAGAATTATAGGAGAAACAGAATATAGAAGTAACACCATGACGCCAAGAATCGTAGCGTCTTGGATGATTGCCCAAATTTGAGGTGAAAAAATGAACGATGAAAATGTGAGAAATGAACTGACAAAAGCGGCAGGAATTCTAAATATGGAATTGTCTGCAATTGAAGAAAAATGGAATGAAATTAAGTCCACAAATGGATTAGGTGATGAGCAAAATCAAATTGCTATCACTCTATTTAGACAATGGTTTGCTGGAAAAAAGCGAGTATTGGACACAGGCGTAGAACCCACACAATCTAATAAAGGTAATGATAATCACACCGTTTTTGGATATGTTGTTGCGGTTGAGGATTTGCGAGACTTTGAACAATATAATCGTGACCAATTAAAGGCTGCAATTATTCGTGATGAGAACACTACTTTCAATGCCGGAAAATATGCGCGTCTGCGTAAAACAGAAACAGGCTATGAAGTTAGTCAAGTTATGGATAATGAAGTATTGACCCGACCTTTGAATAATACTGAACTTCCTGAATCTGTAATGGAAGTAAATGGAAATTTGATTGTTCCTATTGATGACCAAAAATTCCTGTTTGGTAAAGAAAACAAGAAGTATGGTCATCCTAAACCGTTGAATAATTTTCAGCGAGGGGTACACTTTATTGGTTCCCTTGAAGGAAAGGAGACTCAATATTGGAGAATTGGTCTAAAGGGTGACAAGGCAAAGAATTGGAATGTTGATAACGAGCGAGCAGTTTACATTGATGTATTTGCTACTCAAGACCATTTGGATAGTGGAAATCTATATGCTCCAAATTTGGAAACCATCATGTATAATGATGAATTGGAGAACCCACAACCTGCGAACCATAATCTGCAAACTCTGATTGCAGAAAATATGCGAGGATTTGTTTGCCCATTAATTAATTTGGAAAATTACCATGTGAATAATAAGAATCGCCCTGCTAAGGAACGTCTTGTTGTTACAGATGGAACGGTAACAAATATGTATATGAACCCAAACTCTAATGGAAATCGCACATTGTATATTTCAGATTTGAATTCTGAATTTGATTACGACAATCCGCAAGGTGCAACTCCATGTTGGGTTCCTGAACACGTTGATTTGGACTTTGGAATTGGTAGCCAAATTTTGGTTATCGGTCGTTCAAATCAGTCACAAAATCAAGAGACTGGGGAAATGCGACAATGTAGCATCAATGTATTTGGTGTAATTGTATTGGATAAGCATGGTTCTCCCTCTACAACACAAGATAGTGGCGAAACCTACACTGGTTGGTTTTAATTAAACCAAATATTGTGTGTAAATGTTGGCGCATCAAATGACATTCGGTGGGGTGCGAAGCCCCATAGGAAGCGATTAAATGAGTTTTATTAAAGTACATAGAGCAATTATTGAAGAATCTGAAATTGAAGCGGTGGAATGGAATTCGGTATCAAATGAAAGACCTGATGATAGGGGAGATGAATTATACCAAATTCAATTTCACATGAAAAGTGGAAAAAAGTTTACACGAAGAGTGTATGAAAACCAATTACAAGAAATACTAGATACATTGGAGATGAGAGAATGAGTTGGGCAAGTCAAACAACGACACAAGCGGTGTCAAAAGAAAATCTATTAGAAATAATTAAAGCAGAAGTTACTCAAGAATTAGAGGCACTCTTAGAAAGACAAAGGGCGCACCTCTGTTGTTTAATTTACGGTGATGCTAAGACAGGAAAATCAGGATTAGCATTAGATTGTAGAACACCAAAAGAATTAGATGAAGACGCTATTGTTATGGTATTAGATTTTGATAATGGGTGTGAACCTACATGGAGAACAAACTGGAATTCTGACCCAAATATCAAAATTCTAAACCCTATTGTTCGGGATGAAGAAGGTTTTCCCGATTTAGATAGAACAGTCAGAAGAGCAGAAGCATTTATTGTTATTGCTAAAGAATACATGGCTGAAGGAAAAACTGTAAAGTTTGTATTTGATGGGTGCGACCGATGGTTGCGTCTTTGTTGGTATGCTATGGGTATTGATAAGAGAGCAACAGAAGTTAAACAAATGCCTATGAAGTGGGGAAAGCGGAACACTGAGTATGAAAATCTAATTGAAAAAATTACTGATGGTTTGGAATGTGACCGATATTTTATTACTCACATGAAGGATGAGTATGCACATAATAACCCGAATCCCATTGGGCGTGTAGTAAATATCAAAGAATCTACAATGGATAAGATGAACCAAGTGATTGAAGTTAAGACTAATAAGTTAGGAACAAAGCAAACATCTACTGCAACAATTGTAGCAAGTAAAACGAACACTGAGTTAGTTGGAAAATCATTTGATTTCTTAACTATTGATGACGGGGATGTTACTTGGACTTCGATTGAAGAAATGCAGACGGGTGAACTTTGATGCAAATTACACTTGATAAGGCAACCTTCCAAGATGCGTTTAATGCCGTAGAATTGAAGGGGAAATGGTTTACATCAACAGGTTTAAAATCTGATAAATTGGGAACCCTAGTTAAAATTGTTGCCAAACCTGATGCCCCTAAACGGGGGTATCATTTTATTAATGCTAACAATCAGACGTTTGTAGATTATTGGGTTCCCTTTGAAGTAGAAAACGAATCTTGGGCAGTTATTGATATTGCTAAGGCGCAGAATTATCTTAAGAATTTTAATGATGGAAACGTTACTTTGCATTTAGGTAATGGTGCTATGTTTACTTCAGATATGAAAACTGCGGAATTTGCAACATATCACTCTCATTCTAATGATGGGGCGTGTGACAGTTTTTTCAGGGCTTCAGTTAATGTTACACCTGTAAATGAAATTAAATGGGGAGAATTTCCAATAACATCAGGTTTTATTATTCCGGCAGAAAGCCTACAAGCAATTATCAAATCTTGTGAATCTGTCGGGCATGGGGTTTACAAATTATGTGTTGTAAACAATGGTGTGGTAATTTCTTCATCAAGTGGAAATCGTGAAAAATATACTGAAAGCGTAAATCCTATGGCGATTTGGGGTAATGATGCAACAGTAGAATATAGTGGGCCGATTCATGTAGCATTTAAATCTGGTTTAGTTAATTGTCATTTTAATGATGATTCTTTACTTGTATTGCAAAATGAGAATTTGTTGGTAGCAAGAGCCCCTTATGTGGTGGTATAATGAAATATGGAAAAATTGTAACATTTAAGATTGAATCTAATTCAGTGTTGGATTTGCAGGCTTATGTTAATAGTCTGAAAACTTTCGCTGATGGTAATGCTATTCTCAATAGAATAAGTATTGCCTATGTAACTGAAGAACCTTGTGTAGATAAGGTGGAATGAGTATGATTATTTGTCAAACTGAGAATGATGGTAAAATACATTTAAGGTGGCGAGAAGATGAAAAGCGACAAGAAGAAACTGTTCAGGATTTTGAGCCTTATTTCTTTGTTTCTGCTAATTCAGATGAGCCTGCGTTTTATCAAATTAATATGAATGTTGATGGGCGTAGAGTTAAATTAGAAATGCCATATAAATATGAATATGGTGATTGGAGAAACCTTCACGGAAAGTCATTAAAAAAGGTTATTGTTGCTAGACCATCTGACATTTACAAGGCTAGAAAACATTGGTCTAAAACTTATGAAGCCGATGTACCTTTTCACAATCGTTATTGTGTAGATGAATTATCAGAATTAAAAGAATATAATTTACGCAAATGGTATTGGGATATGGAATGGATTACTGATGACCCTGAACATGGTGATGCTATTACTTGTATTGTAGTTTATGATAACTATACAAAGAAACATACAATTTATTATTGGCAACCTCAGAACGGATATATTGCTTCTTTAGGAGATTGTTATGATAGTGAAAAGAAAATGCTTGAGGCATTCCTATCTGATATTCGAGAACAAGACCCTGATATGCTTATTGCGTGGTTTGGGCTTAAATTCGATTTACCTAAATTGATTCATAGGATGCACCATAACGGTATTGACCCAAGAGGGCTTTCACCGTATAATGAAGTTAAGGGTGTAAAATATAACGAGGTAACTGAGAAGGTGGACAATTATTCTCCGGTATCACAACCTATACGGGGGCGTATAACATTGAATCTTGACCTCGCATTTGAGCGACAATGGAATGATTCGCAACGTGGAACATTACCATCATTAGCACTTGACTATGTATCGGAAACAGTATTGGGAACAAAGAAGTTAGTATCAGAAAAATTCCCTGATAAAAACGAGTTTTTCAAGAGAGGTTGGTTAGAAGATACAGAAAGATACCTTGAATATGCAAGAGTGGATGTTGAATTACTTCACCGTATAGATGATGAGATGGGATTATCAGAAGGGATATTGTCTCTACAAAGGCTTCTAATCGCACCATTCGACGCCTGTTTTTATGCTTCAAATATGGGTAGCATATACTTCATGCGTAACGCTGATTGGAAAGCACCAACAGGTGATAAATCTAAAATGCGTGAAGAATACGATGGTGCATTAATTTATGACCCATTGAGTGAAGGAACAAATGGATTACATTTAGGGGTTGCCGCATTTGATTATGCGGGACTATACCCATCAATGATGTTGGCAAGAAACATTAGTTTTGAAACTATATCCCCAACCAAAACAGATTTTGCTGTTAATTTGAAAACACCGCGCGATTTTTCGCCCGTTACCGAGAAGCAAATGGTCTATTTCAAAACAGATAAGTTGGGACTATTACCTCGGTCTGTATTGGAATTAAAAACTTTGCGTGATGAATATAAACGTAGAAGAAACGCCGCAACTGATAAACGTGAATATACTAAGTGGGAGAATAGTCAAATGGCTGTAAAACGCCTTATGGCATCATTTTATGGAATTATTGCCTATCAAGGATTTGGTTGGGCTAATGTAACATTAGCGGCGGCCATTACTGCAAGTGCAAGAGAAGCAATTAGAGAAGCGGCATTTATTGTGAGAGGATTAGATGGTTAGACATAAAATTGTAAAACAGCGAATTAATAAAGAAGCGTGGAAACTTAGGGAGTTTTATACAAATGAGTTATTGGTAATACTAAATAATTACCCCAATATGAATGGTTATGGTAAAACAAGTCATCAAGTAACTATTGGTAGATTAACTAATCTCTTAAAACAAAACCCCAATGTTGAGTATATTCAACTTTGTAGATTTCACAAAAAACCGGGAATGTGGAAATGGATAGGAGATGATGAAGAATGAAAGTAGTATATGCACACACAGATTCAATTTATGTTCCAATTGAGAGTATAGATAAAGCAGAAGAGATTTGTAAACTTTTGAATTCTAAAATGCGTGAACATTTCCCAAATCTTTTGGGTTTAGAAAATCACCCAGTTACCTTAGAATTTGAAAAGTATTATGAAGGTCTTGGGGTTGGTGCTAAACGTAATAGAAATGCCGGCTTCATTTCTTGGAAAGATGGTAAATACTTAGATGAACACCAATTTGTTGTAACTGGTTATTCTACTAAACGTATCAGTGAAAATAAAGTTGGAAAAGAGTTTCAAGGTGAGTTACTTAAAATGTGGGCAGGACAAAAATCTAAATCTGAAATTTTAGAATATTGCCAAAACAGATATAATGATGTTAGAAAGGGCCGAGTTGGTATAGAAGGTATTGTTAAACGTAGTCGATTACGAAGAAATATTGATGAATATAAATCTATATCAGGTGGAACGGCAGGACTATGTTATTACAATCAGCATATTAATCCCGATGACCCAATTACGGATTCTTATTTTTATATAGAGTGTTCACATATTGATGGTCCGCAAAATTTTATACTACCTAATGGTAAAGAACGAATAGCAAAATATGTGGCGGTGAAAGAGATGAAAGAGTTTGATGAAAGGTTTTTAGTAGATTGGAATGCGTATGCCCAAAAATCTATTATTCAAAAAGCGTCACCCATATTCCTAGCGATGGGTTGGAACGTAAAAGAATTTATTGTAGATGAAAATCAAAAAAGTTTAGGAGAGTGGTTATGATGAGTTATGAAAGAACATACGGACACGAAAATGAAAATGGGGAATGGGTTAGACCTGTTCCAAAACCTGATGATGAATATACATATCAATGGAACCATGAATGGGCTGATGATGAAGATAAGCCAATTTTAAAAATTACGAAATCTTCACTTGGTTCCTTTAAATGGTGTAATAAACAATATGAATTTTCCTATATTGATAGACGACCTCAAGACCAAACTGAGGCTATGTTAAAAGGAACTATTATCCACGATGCTTATGAAGATATGTACAAAGAGGCAGACATTAATAAAATGGAAAATATGTCTTTCTTAGAAGTTAACGAGTATATTACAGGATTATTTCCTATTACTGAATATTCCGATATGACAGATACTATTGCCGCATTTGAGGCACAAAGATTTGTTGATGCTCGCAATCAAGATAAGATAGAAGAATGGATGCCTGAAGGTAATGAAATTATGCTTAATGCAGAAATTACTGTTGGTGCAAATGACAACCCTAAATTCCCTTTAAGTAGAGATTATATCGTTCACCTTCAAGGTATCATTGATAGAGTTTATACGGAAGATGGATATTCTATTCCTTTTGAATTAAAGACTGGTGTTTGGAAGGATAGTAAGAAAACAACAATGAGAAGAGAAATGGCATATTATAAATTACTAATGGAATCTTCCCCTGATTGGGATGGGACAATAACACATTGGGGATGGTATTATCCCGCTAGTAATTATGTGTATGTGGAAGAAGTCAATAAGCGGTCTGAAACTGCAATGAAAAAATCCTTGGCTGAATTAATTTATTCATATGAAAATGGATATTTTAAGCCTAGTTATTTTCATAAGAAATGTGAGCATTGTTCGTATGTTGGTATTTGTCCGGCGGCGATGGATGCAGAGTTAAATAGAGGGAGTGGATGGTTATGAACATTGAAGAATATATTATGAGTAAAGAGTGGAAATTTGGAGAATTATTGCAGTTAACTGAAACTTCTAAAAGGGTTGCTGAAGAATTGTATGAGGAAATAACAGTTATTGATATGATTAATAACTTATGGAGTAAGAGAATTGAAGTGGCTGATGGAATATCATTTGGTCAATTGTATAAAAATTTGGCTATGGAATATCTAACACAAGAAGTTATGGATGCATTCAAAAAATACTTTGAATCTGCGACTGTTAGTTTTGACCCACCAACTCTATTACAGGACCAAAAAGGGATTGTGGAAGAACTACCTTTACCACCAAAACCGAAGACAATTAACAAAAAACAGATACCAAAATACGAAAAAACTAAAAATACCGATGGAACTGATTTACCGCCAGGTGTTGAAAGATTATGAAATTTCCAAGAGAAGTTTGGGCAGGTAGCCATTTAACTAAAAAGCAACAGTTAAAAAGGCAAATTGTTCAAGATAGAGAAGAGTTTGCTACGTTCTTACAAAGATTCAATAATAAAATGAATTGTTATACGAGCGTATATGATTACAAAAGATTTGGGGATAGTCAAGCATTTACTTCTTCTGTAATCTTAGATAGATTATTTTTAGATTTTGATTCACATGGAAAGCCTTTGGATTTATCTTTACAAGATACCAAACTAGTCGTGAATTATCTACTTGAAAAAGATTATGAATTTGAAATCTACTTTAGTGGAAACGGTTTTCACGTTTTTGTATTTGGCGAAGTTGCATCTTCAATTAGAGATATTCAACAGTTTTTCAATAAACTTTATCCTATTGCCACAAACAAGACATTAGATAAATCGGGCGTTCAAACGCGAAGATTGCGAAGGGTTCCAAATACAGTGAATATGAACACTAAAGATTTTCTGTATTGTATTCCTTTAACGCGGGAACAATTGACCACTATGGATGAAATAATTGCTCTAGCGAAGAATCCACCTTTCTCCGCGCCAAAACGCTATGGAAAAAGTAAGGTCGCGTGGCCCAATGCCCCTCTATTTGCGTATGCACCTATTGAGATTGCTACGGTTGAGCGGGTTGGAAAACTGCCAATTATTCCTTGTTTGAATAATAGCATCATGGTGGAGAATCCAACACATGAAGCAAGAGTTTACCTTGTATCATGGTTTAGAACATTATTGGCTAATAACCAAAAGTGTTATGATTATGCAGAACAGCAAAAGATGTTAGAAATCATTATGGAAGAAATTAAGAATATTGCTTCTAAAGATGGGGTTTGGTTAGATTGGGATGAAAGTGTAACTCGTCATCATGCACAATATACTGTGTCAAATGATGGTGGGTATTTAGCACCGACTTGTGAAAAATTAATTAGTGAAGGTTATTGTGTAGGAAAATGTTGGCGTTATCCGGAGGTTGAAAAATGAAATTGATTATAGATAGTAGAGAAAATTCAGAATTAGCAAAATTAATAGAGCAGAGAGCAAATAAAATGGGAATTGTAAATGAGAAAAAATGGTTAGAGGTTGGTGATTATGTTATTGGAACCGTATGTTTTGAAGCCAAATCAGCGGTTGACTTTATGCAATCGGTAATAAATAACAGGATTTGGACTCAAATAGATAATATGGATAAATGGTATCATAAGAATTTTGTAGTTATTTATGGTTCATTGGATGACGCTTTATCTAATATGAAATATATTACAAAACTAAATTCAAATGTTAACCCACAACAATTAAAACAAACTTATAAATTAAGATTCAAAGGTGCTATTGGTAGACTTAGATTAGATTATGACATTGGTGTTATTTGGAGAGATAATGTTACTGATGTAGTGGATGAAATATTAACAATAGCAAAAATGGCCCCAATAGAAAGAAAAATGATTAACCCGTCAATACCAACTAGAACAGCAACTGATGACGTTAGAGTGGATATGTTGACAACAATTAAAGGCGTAAGTGAAACGAAAGCGAAAAATTTATTGAAAGAGCATGGATGTATTATGGAAATTGGAGATAGTAATTTAAAAGAGTTAACAATAGTTAAAGGAATCGGAAATAAAGTAGCAGATAGAATTAATAATGTATTAAACTCGAATGAGAAGGTGAAACAATGAATGAACAAGTAGATTTATCAGAATACACAGTCAATTGGACTGATGTATCTGACCAAGAAAAATTACCTGAATTAGTGAATACTTGGACTGAAACTTTCGGCCAAGTGTCAAGATATAATGAATTCCCAGCAATTTTAGCATACTTTACAATGTTGGGCCAACTAACAAAAGATTTCGTAAGAATTCCTTACGGATTCACAATTGAAGATACTAGAATACACGTTTGTTGGATTCAAACTGCACGTAGTGGAAAATCTGTATTGAATGATTTTTTAAATGAGGTGGCTAAACTTACATGGCAACAAGTAGAATTAAGGCATGATACAAAGTTTGATACATTTGATTGTGTCGATTTTACAGATTCTGCTTTAGTAAGTAGTTATGTTGAAGTTAGAAATCCAGATAGGGGAGAAGAAGGTGAACCCGATACAATTTGGAATGAAGTTAAGGGTCATATTGAAGGTAGCGGCCTTTTACTTTTTGATGAGTTTGAAAGTAGCGGTATCTTCAAGAAAATGTCAAACAAAGATAGTATGGTTACTTTCTTTCAAAAAATGATGAATACTCTAACTACTGATGGTTATTTAATTAGAAGAGTATTGACAGGAAAACCTATTGCCACAACTGATTGCCAAAGGTCGGTTTGGGCAACTTCTTATTTCCCTGAACACTTAACTGAAACTATTGCTGATAAGGGTGTCTTACAAAGAATGTTTTTATATGTAAATGATGTTCCACAAGAAGTATTGAATAAAATGCGTTCAGAACTAATTTCTTCTATTGGCACTATTAAACGACGAACAACGCCAAAGAACAGATTTAGTCAGGCGTTTGTTACATTGTATGAATGTGCAAAAGAAAGGCATGATATGTTGGCTTTAGATTTTGATGATAGAATGGCCGACTTGCCCGAAGATGAACGTTTTAATTGTCCGTCAGAAGAAATGATGATTTGGGGTGATGGTGTTCAAGAATTGGTTCAATTAGAATACGATAACATGGTTGCATTTTTGACAAAGGTTCCTGATGAAGTGAGAAGAATTGTAAGTTTGTTTGAAACAAACTCTTTGATTTATATTACTAAATTTGCAGTATTGTGTGCTATCACTGAAACTCCGGGTCGCAAAGATGCCGAAAAATGGGTTGTAACTGCAAGAAACGTTAAACAATCATCTGCAATTGTCCGACAAGGTTATATGAGTCTCGTCGCTTGGATGCTTACGGCACTGAAGGTAAAACGGCAAACTGTGGCGGAAACCGCAGGGATGAATGATTATATTAATTGCTTTTACAACATTTCTCCTGATAAGAAAGAGGATGGTTGGGTAACAAAATCTGTGCTAAGAATAGAATTGGAAGAAAAGTATAACATTCCACACGCTAAATTTTATAGAACTTGGCCTAAAATTGCACATAAATTTGATACTAAAAAACATGGTAAAACAGTATTAGTAAAGGTAAAGGAGGATGAATAATATGAAAGCAACGTATGAAAATGATATGATAGTGTTTGATATTTCACAAGGGCCGGCGGCCATTATTGAAGCATTAAACGCTAGAGGTAAAGATGGTTGGGTAACAACCGCAACTGTAAATGTTAGTGGAGAAAAAATAGTATTTTTCTTAGCAAAAGCAACATATATTATGCCTGATAAAAAGTCAGATAAGCAAAAAGAACTTAACAAACTTTGGGGCTGAAAGGGTGGGTAATGTAGTTGCATTTGATATTGAAACTAAAAACCTTTCTACGGAAATTGGTGGTTGGGGAAATACTCATATGTTTCTTGTCTCGACGGTGGCAACGTGGGATGGAACAATTGGAAAAACATATGTAGAAAAAGAATTAGTTGATAAAGTTATAGAAAAGGGTAATACTAAAGTGCTACCGCTGAGCCAATTGAAATACGATTTAGATGATATGTATAAAAGTGGCACTAAACTATTGGGTCACAATATTGCTACATTTGATTTGCCAGTATTAAGAGACTCAATGGATATTTATTGTGTTAGAAAGTTTTTAAATGATGAGCAATATATTGACACTAGTAGAGAATTGACTAAACAATATGGTGAAAGATTTTCTCTACAAAATTTAGTGGATAATACATTGGGAGAAACTAAATCATTAGAGAGTGTTATGGCCCCTGCTCTTTGGAAAGCGGGTGAATATCAAGAAGTAGTAGACTATTGCCTTAAAGATTGTAAATTGGTGTATGATTTGTATATGCATGGATTAGATAACATGATTAAGGGCTTTAGTATAGAAAAAGAAGAATTTGTAGAAATGAAAATGGAGTGGTGATAAAATGGAAACAGGTGAAGTATTCGCATGGTTAGTTTTCCTATGTATCATTTCGATTTTATTTTTTGCGGCGTTTGGTCAAACAAGCATCACTGAAGATACAATTGAAGAATATATGGAAAACATCATGCAAAAAATTAAACGCGGTGAAAAATAATGAGTTTAAAGCAAAAGTGTCCTGTATGCAATATGCAGACAATACCCAAGAGAATTATTGGGGTATATGTTGGGTCGGCAGATTCGATTAAAGTCTGGGAATGCAGGGAATGTTTTGCTTTGTGGTCTAATAAGACAAAAATAAAGGTCGGGGGAATTTCGGTTCCCTCGGCCTAAATTTTTTTTGGTCAAATTTACCATGTTATTTTTTGTTGCTAAAATCTAACACTATCAGTTATCCCGAATCTTCAATTGGAATGCCCTCTAAAGGCCCGTAAGATGGCCTCTAAGCGCATCCAATAGGTCGGGTAGGTATCACCACCACCGCCATGCTCAATCGCGTTAGAAGGGCCGTGAGGGGGCATAGTAATTAAATCCATTTTGAAATTAAATCTATTAATCATGCTACATTAATTAATCCTAGATTTGATAAAGCAGTAGCCAATACTACCGCTTCAGGACTACTAGCAATATCACCAGCGGATACTGTTGCACAGACAATTGGTGTTGCGCCATAAAATCCGATTTTAGCAGAATCGTTTCCACCGATAGAAATTGAATCATTACTAGCATCAACATTAATAACATTATAAGTATCAGACTCAACAATAAAATCAATATTACTAAGTCCTTGACTATTAACTGTAACAGCACCACCGCCTACTCTAAAATGTTCTGAATTAGTGCCACCTGCTTGCATATAGAAAACTAATCTACCATCTTCAGAACCATCAGAATCATCGACAATATCACCCATTACTTGACAAAAAGTAAGATAATTACCATTATGGTCCCTTGCATTCCATTTAATGTTTCCTATATCAAAAGAATCGTGGTCGCCTTCTGCGGAAGGTGTAGCCTGTCTTTTAAAAATAATTTCAGGTTCATTTCCTGCGTTTTCATCTGTGTTTCTATTTTCTAACATTAATTGAGGTCTTTGGTCTGTCATTGAAACTAGATGTAACATATATTCAGGTGCGCTTGGGGTATCTCCACCATCAAATAAACCAATTCCAACATTACCGCCAGTAGTAATTCTAACTACACCTTGAGTTGGGTCTAAGGGGTCATTAGCACTATTTACTACATCATCATATTTATCTTGATAAAAACCGATTTGTAAATCATCTTTAGAATATGCTGTTCCAATAGCCCAAGTTTGGTCTTGAGCATCACCGCTATCATCATCAGCAGATATGTATAAACCGCTACCTCTATAATCATTAATTGTGTGGCAAATAATATTTGCTACACTATAATTAGTATCTTGTGTTGAACTTACTCTTAATTCAGTAACACCTGAACTATCAATATGTAAATCGGATGAAGGTGAAGAAGCGTTAATTCCAATTCTTTGGGCAGCAGCATCTATTCTTAATACTTCTTGACTAGCCGAACTTCCATCTTTTACTTGAAAAACAATATCAGCATCACTTACTTTATTCTCAAAAGTAGTAACAGAAGCGGTGCTTGAAATTGACATAGCCTCAACAAAGGCATTAGTCGTAGTATGACCAATAGTAACAGTTTTTTCATCTTGGTCTGTTGTTAAAAATTGAATTGGTCTTGCATCAACCGTTCCACCATTAGCCATTTTAACAATAGCAATTGGAACGTCACCTGTAAGAATATCTGTTGCTGATGAACTTGTATGTTTATTGACGGGAAGAGAATTTGTATTGGCTTTATCCCCTCTAATTTTTAAAACGTTTGAAGCGTCGGCTACTATCATAAAATATGATGTGCCTGAACTTGGTTCATCAAAAGTAGATGGACTGGAATTAGCAGTAAATGTTACAGTAGCCACGGAATTATACGCACCATCTCTGAATACTTTTCCAGCCGCAACTGCTAATGTAGTTTTTCCTCCAGAATTACCTTGAACTATTTCAAATCCAACACTTCCGTTGTAAGCACCATTTTTTATAGCATAATGCCCTCTAATTCCTGCGCTCAGACCTTTAATTATTCCTGAATGAATAAAGTCATTAGTATCTCTAATTCCCTGAATTGGTGTTCCAGCAGAATCCATTTCTGTATACATTCCTTCGTTTACACTTGTTACCATATTATTCCACCTCTATTGTAAATATAAATTCGATTTCATCTGATGCCGAAAAAGGCCCAATTGGGTCAAAATTTATACGAGTTAGCATTGTTGTGTCTGTTGTCCCGATACTGGAACCTCCACGTAATTCATCAAATTTGTCATCTGCTGGCATAGTATCACTAAATAACCCAATTTCTCTAATAGTATTTCCTAACAAACTACTACCTGTAAATGTTGCTTTAAAGTCAATAGTGTTATCATTTGATTCTGAGTTTACAGTAGTTACTAATGTGGTTAAAATTGGAACATCTAATTGTTCTGTTGTTGGAAAACTTGCGTTTCCGCCTGTTCCCATATTGGCTTTAGTTACTTGGTCTTTCAAGAACAATGCTATTTTTCTTTTCATTTTATCGGTTATCATGTATAATCCTCATTTAATTCTTCTGTAACTGTTGTAGTCCCTATGTCAAGCGTTGTTGTGAACCCTAGCGCAGTAGTTAAACCTATCTGCGTTGAACCTGATGTTGAAGTCTTTTTAATCACTAGTTTAATTGGTTTAACCCTAAAGGATTCAAAATGTCCTTCATCTACAACAGGTGCTTTAAACCTATCACTTCTTAAAAAGGAATCTACTTTTTTCTGTTGAACTATCATTTGGGCGAGAGTGCCTTCTAATCCTTTCTTAAATGAACCTGCTTCAATTTCTAATAATCCATTGATAGAATGTCTTATTTCTAAAACTATAAAGTTGCTTCTTGGAATATGTTGACTGGGCCATTCAACTGTAATTATGTCTCCGGATTGTAATAATTCTAAATTCTTTTCTGAAACTCTAAAAGTAATTCTTTGTGAGTCTGCTGAATGTAATTGTAATAATCCTCTTGCTCTTTCATCAACTTCGGGTTGTGTCATTAGTTTATCATCAAACTCTTCTAGAGTTTTCTTTCCTATTTCTTTGATACTTTTACTATCTCTTTTGGTAGATTTCACACCATGACCATAAACAATTATTTCATTATAAATATCAAACCCTGATTTATTTCTAGATAACTCCACAACTTGTATGTCACTATTTGTTTCAGAAAGTTCTATATTAGACTGTCTATATGTATAATCTTTTGGTATAAATTCAATCTTATCTTTGTTAAAAGATAACTCTTTGTCCTTTAAAGTTCCTAAATATTTAACTGAATTATACACATCTGCACCTTGAATATTCGGTGCTGTAACATATGGGAATTCTCTATCAGTTTTTGTATAAACAATACTATTAGTTTCTAAAATATCATTTACTATATCTTCTACTTCTTCTCCGATAGTGACTCCAGTTCCTATTGTTGCGGATTCTACATTTTGTAATGAAACCGGTGTCGCTGTTTCTATTGAAAAGATTTCTCCTAAAGAAACAACTCCTGACATTTTTTTATCAAATTTTTCATTGAATCTAATTGTTGTTCCATTCTGTGAACCCCAACCGCTTGATTTTGAAATGTTTAGAGTCTTTCTTTCTTTATTAACACCGTCACTTGCTAACATATCATATGAACCTTCTTCAAAAGTTTTTCCTGAACCGAATAATAAATCATCATGTGTATAACCTCCTGTGTGAACTCTTGGTATCAAAAATTTCTCAGTTGAAGTATGGTCCGGATTAATTACTACATACATAGATTGTATTCCTTCTCCATAATCAGGTTCTCCAACATCATCATGTTTCCAACCATCTTCCCAATATCTTAAATGTGGGATTCTAGAATACATTTCATTACTATCTGCACGTTTTGTGTAAGAATAATCTAATTTGTATAAATCAATTTCATTCGGACTTTCAGGATAAAAGCAGACGTGATTAGGGCGCATTATCTTATAATTATTTTGTTTAGTCGCTGAGCCCATATTATCAACAATAAAGTCATGATATATTATACTATCAGTTCTACTTATTTCATGTGAAATAATGTATGAAATGTATTTAGGTATTCTATTATGTGTAGAATCTGAGAAAAGATTATCGGAACTAACATCTGTACTGTCCCATTCCTTTGCATCAGTAGAAACTAAATAACAACCAGTTAAATTTGGTGAATAAGCGAGCCAAGCCATCTTACCATCTGTATCTGGGCGAATTCTAATTCTAGCCATACTACTTCCATTTGGCGTTGTAGTATCATAAGTAATACTAGTATTTGTTCCTTGAGTGTTAAATATAGGCTTAAATACAAATTCTCCACCATCGCAAAGGGTTTGTTTTCCACCCTGTTCACCCCTATTTTTGAAAACTTGTCCTGTTGCAGATTTAGTTCTAGTAAATTTAGCAAATTCTCCCCTAAAGTCATCGTGAGTAGAAAAACCATCTGGAAAAGTATGACTATCAAATAATCTAGCAGCAATAAACATTGGTGGATAATCCTGTTGAACATAGTCTAAATCAGACCCAACTTTTATTTTTAATTGTTGTTGCTTGTCCTCACCATCTAGTCCTCCACCATTTCCAACTGAACCTAATAATGCAGACATTCCCGCGCCTATTTTCGGTTTAATATCTTCTGTTACATTCCAACCCAATTTTCCTCCACTATTTTCTACTTTATGTCTAGTTAGTGCTACTGCTCTTAAGTTAGCATATGGGTTTTGTATTCTAGTATCTTGGAAAAAGTTAAAAATTCCTTCTAAAACTCTTGAAGGATGAACATATTCTGCATCAGGAATTGTAGAAGCAGTAGCAGCATAAGAATATTTAGCAACGTGTTCTTTAGATGATAATGCGTGTCCACCACTTTCATTACCACCTTTACCTGTTGCAATATCAATATGATTACCTGATGAATGGTAATCTGTTATTTGTGTACCACCCTTACATAAGAAAGTAGCATCATCTCCACCACGATTTAAAGTGGTTGTTGTATTTAAATTTTCAACGATAGTAATTACTGCGCTTGCATCGACTGAAGCGAATGTTCCAACGAATTCTCCATTATCAGTATAAATTTTATCACCATACTTAAGTTGATTTTGAATATCTCCTTGTGATGCACCATTTGTAGCGATAGTCGTTCCGCTAATATAACTTCCTGAACCTGATGGTCTTAATCTTGTTCCTGAAGAACCTGCTTGATATAATTTTTCTAAAACAAATCCTTCAAAAACAGGTGGTAAAGTAATATGATTTAAATAACCTATTTCATGATTACCATTTGCAGCCATATCCATTTTTCTAATAAAATATTTTTTAAATGCACTAGAATCTGATGCTCCATATCCTTCATTATTAGCCTCTTCAGCAGAAGATGTAGATTCATTAAGAGTTTCAGTACAAGAACCATAACCATTAAAAATAGCCATCTGTAACATATTTAATGGTCTTGGAGTATTACCCCATGAATCATCAGCATCATTAGTACTGTTTGCTGATTCTTCAGTAAAGTTTGTAAATGAGTCATCTCCATCCTTTCCGCCAATAAAATACTCATAGTATGACTGATTATTAGTGTGGCCCTTTTCTATATAATATAAATTACCAGTTGCTGCCGCACCATTAACTAATTTAACATCAGCGGTAAGTGTAATATTACTTCCGCTTACACCGCTAGAATTAACTGTACCCAAGTAATTACCATTAGAATCAAAAACATAAGAACCGTCAGGGAATTTACTAGCAGTAACGGAATTTGTACAAGTAATTACTGCCCCTGAAATACTACTAATTGTTTCTGAACTATCAGTTACTTTTTGATATCTAGCGTATTTGAAAAAAGGTACATTGTTTTTATCCTTTTCTTTAATATTTTCAGGGTCAATCATATTAAAATGCCAATCAAATGTAATTTCTGTTAATCGCATTAAACCTAATCTTCTCATTTGATTAGTTTTAATTGATGCGGAATTAATTAATAACGTTTCGTAAGAATCATCACTTAATTCTAATTGATTTAATTTACCAACATATTTATCATGTTCTGTGGAACTTTTAATTTGAGTCGGTTTTGATTTTAACATAATACTATAATTACTAAAATCTCTCTCAACATTCCCAATATGATTTGTTCTTGTTAGGCTATCGGGAAATAAATCAGCGGTTGTAAATAAAAATGGTGTTATTACTTTAGGGTCAATAAGTTCTAGCCTATCCCTAGTTGCTTTAACAGCATTAGCCTTTATTCCTGAAGCAACCTTTCTAATAGCCGTTGAATCCCATACTGCGCCATCCCAATCAATATTCCAAGGCCCACCTAATGTTGTACTATACTTTTTAGGTATTAAATTATAACCTGTTGGGTGTGTTGCAGAATTAGAACTATATTTATCATAATCAGCAAAATTACTACCCAATACCGGAAATACATTTCTAGTTTCATGGGAACCCATTTTTTGGTAATCATTACTATAATCTGAATCATAATTAAAATCTGTTAAATTAAGAGATACGTCGCTTCCGGGATTAAATCTAAATGCTGGTGCGTAAGCATTAAATTCACCTAATTGCGCAGAATAAATATCAGTTAAATCTCCACTAATATTTTGCCTTTTAGCGTAGGAAATTGAACCCTTTTTTCCTTTTTGTAAATCCAAATATCTCCAAAAATATGAACCATATCTATCTACTGCACAATAATGACGGTTAAGAGCATCTAATGTGTGTGTACCATCAGGTGTTTGCGAAAGGTTAAAAATTGTTGGTTGATATAAAGTGTTTAATATAGAATTAGTTAATTGTAATATTCCGCCATTTCTTAATCCTTGAGTATTAATTAAATACAAACCATGAGTTTTACTAGTTGAAGTGTAAAATAAAGTAGAAGTGGTGATGGCAACTGTTAATGGTCTATCTAATATTATTAAACACCCATAACCAGAATCCCCATCATCAATAACATTTAACACCTTTCCTAATAAAATTCCAGCAGAATTGTAAATATACTTACCATTAATGGCTGAGTTTGTATTGGAATAATTATCATTCACCTCAATAGCATAATTATGACCAATAGCATAATTATCGTCAGGGTTTATAGTTGTGGCGGTTAACGTTTCAAACCTAACATCATTAGGGTTATCATCTACTCTACCCATAATTACTGGGCAATTAGGTGCTATTTCTATAATTGATGAGCCTACGCCAGAATCTATACTAACGACTTCATATTCTGTTAAACTATTAACTGTATTTATTTTAGAAAATGTTCCACCAGTAGTTACTTCATCTTTAACATTAAACATAAATGGTAAATCAACACCTTCATTTACCGACTGTGGATTATGAATATTATAACCTAAAGCCCTAGAATGAGAATGGGCGGAAGTCCCAACTAAAGTAGATAATTCCGTTGTTGGAACCCCATAATCATTAACATCTAATTTTTGGCCAGATGTAAAAATTAACCCCTTTCCAGCAGTTCCTCGTAAAGACAAGGGGGAAATATTCAATGTTGGATTGGCTTCTAAAGACTTTGATAGACTAATAATATTTCTATCTGTTAAACCTTCATAAATAGAATCGTTATTATCAACTGATGTTTGTAACGCCCCACTAGCACCAACAAAGTTTAATTGGTTAGATGATGTGCTAGAAACATTACCGAGTAAATTTCCATCTTGTTTAAATAATAACCTTTTTACTGTTGAGCCCCAAGAACCACTTCCATCAAAAATAACTGGAGTAGGCGACCAAGCGTATGCTCCAGTAGATAAATTAACATCATAACCACTATCTTTCATATTGAAAATAGGACCATAAGTAGAATATATAATATCTTCCGTATGCTTATAATCTTTATTTACAATTGGGCCCAATAATTTATTTATATTTCCTCTTCCCGATAATTTATATTTAAACATTCCTTGTTCAATATAATCCTCTAAACTTTCAATTCTACCAACAAATATTGTCTTCATTATAGCATAATCACCAATAAAATATTCTAGTAAACTTTCATTACCTAAAGTTTCATCTTGGTACATTTGTTTTCTAGGCGATTGTAATTTTAAAATTTTATGAGTTTTATCCCCATACTCTATTGGTATAGAATAATTAAAAAGGTAACCTCCTTGTAAAAGTAATTCTGAATTATATAGTCTAGAATTATTAGAACTAATAGTCTGATTTGCATAAGTGATTGTTGAAGATTGTGTGGCGGTTCCAATATTACTATATGTAACATCTGTATCAATTGATACATCTGTTAGTAATGATTCAGTTAAAACTGACCATGCTCTCCTATATCCTGTACTATCTGTAAATGTTTCCTGAATGGTTCCCCCACCAACAAATTCTGCATCAGTTTTACCTTTATATCCACCTATTGTAATTGATTGTGTTCTAATATTAGCATTAACAGGGGCGTCTATGCCGGTGATAAAATAGTAATAATTACCAATTAAAAACGTTTCATATTTTGTTCCTGATGCTGTCGTTTTTTGTAATAAAATTCTTAAATCTTGACCTGTATCTAATTCGACAGTAAAATCAGTTCCGCCAGAATTTCCACTCCATTTTCCGGGAAGTGCTTTAAAATTTTCATCTAAATTGTCTCTACCAATTATTTTTTTAATTGTAATTTTATCATGCTGTTTTAATTTTCTACCATATATTCTTTTCGCATCAGCAATAACCATATCTACATAACTTCCACTTTCATTAATAGAATCAAAAACTTCCATTTCTAATACATCAGGAATAGAACTACAAGCATTTGGTGAAGTAGTATAATGTAAATATCTCGTTGGGCCTGTAAAGGTTCCTTCAGGATAAGCATTTGCATCTTGTGAAGTGGCAGTAAAAACTCTATTATTAGACCACTGTCTAATTAAATTTTTTGTATTCCTTTTATTATTTGTAAAACATCTATCCCAATCCTCAACATCAACAGTGTATGTTTCACTTACTGAAGCCGAGTAATGGTCAGTAGATTGTGGAGTAGAACTAATAGAATCAAATTCTCTAGATTTATCTGTTAGTGTTGCGTTCATTGTGTATGGCCCATAATCAACAACTTTCAGTCCGTAATCTTGACAAGTTAAAAATGCTCTAAAATAATGAGTAGCCGCACTTGTAGTCCTAGAATAATGAAGCATATATTTTGTATTATGATTTAATTCATTTTTTTTGTTTAGCCTATCATTATAGAAGTAAAAATTAGGTGCAGAAATTTGTGTTAATCCTGCGTGTCTTGCATCAGTAGCCGTTCCTGTTCCATCGGTTTCATCAGAATCAGTTCCATAATTTTGAGTATTTCCATATAACCCGTAACCAACAGCAACAACGCCTGTATCAGTTACAAGTGGACCCTTATAAATAGCAAATTTAGTCCCTTTAGGAATTTCTGAACCGTATTTAGGGCTAAACTCAAAAGAATCCCCAGCAACATCATTAGTTGTAATTTCTGTTATTTTAGCGATGTGATGTTTCAATGGGTCTAAATTGTTAATCATAACAAAATAATCATTTGTTGCTATATCTAATGATGCCAATGATACACCCACACTTAATGTAGAACCATCACTTTTGTATGATGCGCAATCAATTCTATATCCAGGTGTATTGTTTAAATTTTCTAAATATAAATCAACACTTGTTGAATCATTTGGGTATATTCTATTTAATACATTGTAAGTTTTAGAATTAGATACACCCCATGCTCTATGAATAACATCATTATTTGCTAAAGCAGTTTGTATATTTGTTGTAAAAACGATTGTTCCATGTGTTCCATCATAAGCCATACTTTTGATAGTCCCAATAAATGTTCCATCACTTTTGTATGTATGCCAACCTACTTCAAGTAAATCTCTTGGGTCGCCACCATCAACATTAATCGTATCAACACTTGTAGCATAACCACTTCCATTATCAACTGCAACACCTGAAGTATGAGTTCTTATTCCTTTAAGCGGTAAAACCCAATCATTTCTAACTTCATAACAAGCGATAGTAGCAGCATCATCAATTGTGTCATCATCACAAATAACTAATGGATTTGTTGCAGTATCGTAGTACACGTTTGTTCCTAATGTTGGTGTGTCACCGGGTTTTGACCCTTTTTTCATAATAAATAACTTATCATTAGTCATTATAAATCCACCTCTTCAAATCTAAAATATAATAACAAGTCTGAGTATTGTGGTGTTAAAGTTTCTGTACTAAGAAAACTTTGAATATCATTTCCACTAATAGATAATTCATGCAATTCTCCCATAAATTGTTGTCTATCACTAGCATTTGCATCAGCAGATTCCCCAGTAATTTTTGCACCTATGTATGAATCTTGCCCAGCAAGTTGAAATTGGGAAATTGGTGCGGCACTATGGACTTTATTCGCTATCATATTACCACCTCTAAATACTGCCATTCTTCCTGTTGCTGGATTAAAAGACGCGGCAATATGAATTGCTGATTCTAAATATAATGCTTCTTTTGGAATTTCAGTATAAATTATTGCGTCATTTGTCAATGAGTGAGTTGGAGAAGAATCTACTGTAAAGGTTTTTACATTTGTACCAACACTTGCTACCGTTGCCGCGTGTGTAAAAGTTTGTCCACTTAAAGTATAGAGTTTTTGGTCCACATAAAATAACTCATCAGTATTAGTTCCGCCAGTAATTTTAATTGTATTCCCACTAACACCGCTATTTCCGCTAGATTCAATTGTTGCTAAACCTTTATATTTGCTAACTAGGCTACTACTATGGTATGTTTCAACGCCAATATCTGCACTTTTCAATAATTCAAAATCTGCTGATATTGCAATATCACTTGTTAAAGTATCGACTACACCATCAGCGGCAACTCTTAGTCTTAATTTATATTCTGCTGGCTGGTTAGTATGAACACTTGTAGCGTTTAATAGTGATAAATGAAAAACTTCATTGTAAAAAATAGTCATTTCATGTGTTAAAGCAGCAGCCGGTGTTAAATAATTATATCTTTGAGTCTTGGTCTCTATAACTTCTGTCGAACCCGTACCATTTTTTTTGTAATATAATGCTGATGAAGCATCATCGCGGGCCTGTCTAGCGGGCAAAGTTTTAACAGAATCAACAATTCCATGTTCACCAATCGCATTGTCTAATCCTGTATATTCATGCCCGAAACCATTTATATCATAAGGTGTAATAATAGCCTGTAAAGTTATCGAATCGTCGTGACCAAATAAACCATAATTTTGTCCGGCAATCTCATCATCATAATCAACAGTTAAATAACCATAACACATGACAGGAAATACTAATGATTTCCTTTCACCAATTAACACCTGATAAGACATTTAATCACCCCAAAGGACTCTTTGCTATTTCAAAATCCATAGTAAAATCAAGATATGGTTGTCCACCCACCATAGTTGTGCTAAAGTTTCTAATAAATCCTTCTAAATTTTCTGATTCATCAGTGGTTGTAACTGGAACAGGAAAATTTCCTAATTGTAAAGGTGCGGCATCAAAGGTAGTGCTACGAGAAGTAATACCTGAACCTGAAGAACCGCCACCACGGACTTTATATGAAAAAGGAATTAATGGTGCATCTTCAGTTGCGGTGTTTGCATCTACATTTGCTGAGACACCATCAACAGATGTAGTATAATAATCCCAATTTTTATTTACTCTAGAAGGCATCAAAATAATAATTGAATTTAGATTTTGCTGCTGTTGTAGAAAAGATGAATCAACATAAGAATGAATCAGTTGAGAAACTTCATGTGCTGTCATGAATCTATTATAAGAAGTATCGTCATCTTTAAACTTCTTAAGAATATTTTGTTCGGTAATAATCCCGCTAAGTGAAATATTTTTAGTGGCAACGCCAAAATCTAATGCTACTTTTGTTGATTCACCTGTTGCCCAACCGCTCAAAGGTAATGGTAAAGCGAGAACATCTTTTGAAGTGTTAAAGGTGATATTATCCGCCTTTAACGAAATTCTATTTTGAGTCCAATTTTCTCCAGAACTTAAACCTGACCTCGATGCCAAATTTAACAACACAGAATGCCCGCCAACATCACCTATTGAACTATTACTAACCATTTAATCACGACCTTGTTGCTGAAGATGTTGTCCTATTTATTTCTCTATTAATCTGAACACCAACCTTTCTAGCAATATCTCTAATTTCTGAATCTGATGCGCCCACTCTTCCTTGAACATTTACTGAAATATTATTAGTTACATTACCACCAACCATTTTTTTACTATCTTTATTACTGAAGACTCTAGAACCCCTTGGTAAGTTTACAAATTCTGGACCCTTTTCACCAACTAAAGACATTCCGGTATGATTGACCACACCACCTTCTGAAAATCCAAATAAATTTTTCCCAATCCATCGACCAAATTGATGCAATACAACGCCAAGTGCAATAACAAGCAAAGCAATACCAACAGGAATTACACCAATAATACCTGCTATTATTGAAGCAATCATCGCTATTGCTTGTGCTGCTATATGATAAACAATTAAAATGAGTCCTGCATATAGTAAGATTTTTATTAATTTGCCGGGACCGTTAGTTACAATCCAATTCCAAATACCTAATCCTAATGCTACTGCCGCGCCAATTGCCACAGTAAATGTTAATGCGGCAAGTTTAAAAATCAATTTAGCACTTACCCATAAAAAGTCTAAAGTATAACCTACAAGTGCTTCCGCATCTCCAGTAAATGCTGAATAAATCATACCCCATGTTACTTCAAGTAATTTAACAGCATCTCCCCAAATACTCTTTACTTGGTCCCATACTCCAATTCCTATTGCTGATAATAACCCAGCCGTTTCTTTTACACCTTCCCATAAACTTTTAATTAATGGCATTAGTGCCATAACAACTACTAATGCTGCTACGAAATAAAGCATAGCCATTTTTAATTTACTAAACACGAACATTATATTGGGAATAACTTTCTTTTTTATAAATTCTTGAAACTCCAACATTTTTTTACCAAATTTACTTCTATTAAATTGTCCTCTTTCAAATGCCACACGCTTTTTGAAATTAGCCCAACTATCCCATCCTCCGGGTTTTTTTGCTTTAACATCAGGAATATCAAACAAGTTAGCGAATTGTTGACCACTAAACCCTATTCCTTGCCCCTCTTTAAATTCAGCCATTTTTTGTTTTTCTAGTCTTTTTGCTCGTCTTTGTTCTGAACTATCCGGCCCCATATCCCAAATCGCTTTACCTACACCAAATGCTTGTGAAACCCCCTTTGTAGCACCTTTACCTAACATTTCCGCAGTTTTTCCTATTGCCGATAAACCCATTTCAAATGGTTTAATCATTTCCGTAAAATGATGTAGTGCTTTAGCATCCTGACCATGATATGCTGTTACCCTTGCGCCGGTATTGACAGAACCCTGATTTACTAAAAATCTACCTTTATTGACTTGTTCAATATATTTTTCCCTATCTTGAAAATCCTTTTTTAGTCTTCCTCTAATTTTTAATCCAATTCTTGCCCTCAAATCCGCTGTTTTTTTGGAAAACCAACTTCCTTCTATTAAACGTTTTTGTTTTTTAATCATATCATCCATAACATCCATTTCTTCTTTAAGAAGTTTAATGGAGGTTTCATGAGAAATACCCTTTGCTTTCATTAATTTATATGCAGCATTTGTTTCCCAATATGTTGCATCAGCACCCGCTTCAATAGCGTCGTTTAATTTGATTTGTTCTTCTTTATATTTTTCAAGAACATCAGCGTAGTTTTCCATTACTTTAGCAGCCTGATTTTGTCTATTCATTGCTTTTTGTTGTGAAGTGTCATAAATAGCAAACACGTCAATAATACCACGAATACCATTTTGAATAGACCATAGCCCTGTTCCCGATAGCAGCCGAGAAGCAGCGGTCCAAACTTTACTTTCTTGAGCGGCTTGAGCCATTGTTCGGCCCATTTCTTTTGAATAATTATTAACATTTTGAATTTCAGCAGACAGACCTCTCATACTATCTTTGTATGCGACTAATCCCAATTCTGCTTTTTCTTGTTCTATTCTATGTTGTTCTGTTTTTTTCGCTGCGTCTTTATGCAAGCCAATTAAAGTGTTTAACGCTTCTAGCATTTCTTTTTGCTCCGCTGCCATATAAATCACTTCACACTTTTTAAAGATTTTTGCATTTCATCAGATTTAATTTCTTCCATAACAAAATGAACTGATAATAAATCTTGCACTAATGGTGCCGGCATCTTATAAACTTCTAATGGGCTAATTGCTAATGCTTTCGCTAAGGTATAAACGATAATTAGGGAAGCGTCTTGAGGTGTGGATTTTCCACCTTTAATCGCCGCCTTCAATCTTCGTTTTTTACTTCATCCCCCTGTAAATCCTTGAAAGGATTTGGGAGAATCTCTTTAATCTGATTGCCCACAAAGGGCGTGAGTCGTAGTAAATCGACAGAACTGAGATGAGGCTCAGTCTTGTCAATAAAATTATCAACCATATATTTATACATGGCGTTTAAATCTAAATCCATGTCTTGAGTCCTAGCATTAAGTTTTAGAACAGAATTAACTGCTTGTTCTACTTGTAGCCAAGTTGGTTGTTTAATCCATATTTTTAAATATTCTTCTGAATCAGGTGCTACTTTAATATAATGTAGTTCACTCTCATTCAACACAAATAAGGTCTCTTTGTTCGTTACAATTTTCTTTTCATCAAACATTTCATCACTTCCACCTACCACTTTTACATACACACATACTGTGGTGGAAAATTATGTTTACTCTTCAGGTTTCTCTTCAGTCTCCTTTTTAGTTTCAGTTTTTTTATTAATTGATTTCTTTTTTGGCTTACTTTTTTCAGCCAAATTACGTTTAACAATTTCATCATATGAATATCCTTTACCCATTTAATCACCCCTGTAAAACCCAATTTGTTGTTGCTGTGCAACTACTCATCGTTCTAGGATTTACTGTCATATCAACAGTAACTGGGCCTCTATCTTCCGGAATAGTCCAATTTGCAGAATTTGTGATATAATTTTGGAAAGTAATATTAAATGTTTCATTAGTATTATTTGCCTTAGTAAAGGTCAATGTCATATCATTACTAGTATTTTCACCGGCTTGTCTTAATTCATTAAATAATTTTGAATCTGTAACTAAAGCACTGAATGATATTTCATATGTTCTTTGTGCTGGGATAGAATCTTTGACTTTTTTATTTGCCATACCAACATATCTCTTATCCATTAAGTTATTATTCATTGTTAATGAGAAAGATTGAATCTTTAAAAAGGTTTGACCATAAATAGAAATAACACCGTCAGTAAAGAAATATGGTTCATTATATGAATCTTGGCTAGCATTATTGTTAAATAAACTAGAATCAGCAGTTACACCTCTTCTCCCTTGATATGTATAATCAGTTGTTGGTGTATCAATAGTGCTACTATTTAAATCTAAAGTCATTTTAACTTCTTCATTTTCATTAGCAGTTAATGTCAATGTATTAACTCTATTTCCTCTTGCGATTCGAACAAAGTTATGAGATTCATTAGTTTCAGTAGAATCAACATACGCATCACTATCTTCCAATTTACTTAAATTTTGTTCAAGTGAAAAGGAAGGTAAACTTACACCATTTGCTTCTGTAAAAGCGTATGTAATTAATTTATTAGCCAATGTTGGTAAAGCCACTAAATCCATACTTCCATAAGCATCTGCCCCTTTCATAAGTGGTGGAACTACTTTATCACCAATAGAACGGTAGAAAATCGGACCTTGTGCTAAATGCGCCCCATTATCAATAAATAAACCATTTGTAGATGATGCCCTAACATCAGAATTAAGACCTGTGTTAGCAGTAATTAAATCAGTATGAGGTGTTACAGTCCCGGCTTTGCCTAAGAAATAATATAGCCAACATGGGTGAGTAAGAACAAGTCCAAGATTTCCTCCTGAAGTAGTTTCAATCCCTTTAAATTGATGACTAAAATTTCTAGTCCCACCTAATTGATTATTCATTTGTCTCATTTCAATATCAATGTTAGGAAAAGTAGCACTTTCTACTAAACCTAACCAATTGTCTGCACATAGTCTTGCGTGTCCTGAACCATCAGGTGCGGGTAATGGAGCAGCAAAACCTTTTAAAATATAGTAATAATTAGTTAATGTTCCTGTTGCAGTAACTTTTGGTGTAAAATGTAGAGTATTATATGTATTACTAGTTACTTTATGTGAGGAAATAAAATTATTTGAAGCATTACGCAGTTCTAATGTACAACCAGTGTATAAATTAGTTACTAATTTAGCCCAAGTTATATCACTATGGAAAGCAACTGATGTATCATCTGTTGCCGGATTTGCGCTTGGTTTCACATAAAAATCTAATTCTGGCACAAACATTAAACTTGCGCCACTACCCAGAAATACTTCGCTATTAATTGCCATTTTTAATCACCTTTTTTTTACTTACTTACTAAGGTAAAGCCACCGCGTACTTTTTCATATCAGCGGTTAATTTATATCCGAATAATCTTTTGTTTCTATTATTTGATTCAGTTCTATTTCCTACAAATAATTGATTCATCTTTAAAGATTCGCCATCGGATAATGTAATTGTCGCACCCTTGCGGTTCTGTTCCAATCTATGTCGTAAGACTTTGTAAAGGTTTTCCAATCTGCTGCGGGCAAAGTTTGCGTCGGAAGCACCTCTTTCGTCTTGAAGGGTTCTAATATCTATTGTCATGTTATAAAATTCATTACGAACATCCCAAGAAATAGTAGGATATTCAATCGTTTGACCACTTTCATATACAATAATAATATCACCTGCTGATAAATCATATCGCATGGCTTTATTTTTAGTCATATTTCTAATATCAACCACTGTTGGTGTTCCTACTAAAGTAGCCCAAGAACCACCTAATACTGCTTCTGCTGATTTAGCCCAAGTATTTGTCGAAGAGAAAGCAGCACCATTTATTGAAGATACTGTTGCGCCATCATCTGAATAACCTGATGGGTCAATTAATGCCACTAAATATGTAGTTTCATCCATTAATAAATCCCCCGCTCTTTTGCGAATTTTTGTAAATCTTTTAATATTTCATCATAAAACTTTTGTGCTATTTTATCTTCATCTATTTCAAATGAAACGCCCATAGTTTCTTGATAAAGAGTTTCCAAGTCTCTCTCCTTTTTAATTAAATCATCAATTAAAGTTTGACCATTTCTAAGTCTAATTTCTATATCTTTAATTGTAACCATTATTGCACTTTCCTATAATAAGTTAAACGTTGACCCTTAGAATATTTATAAAACTGCTCATATCCTCTATTTTGTAACATTTGACTTAAAATAGAGGATATATTTAACGCCCGTTTAGTATTAGGATTATATTCTAAATAAGTCGTTGTAACCATTTTTGCTAAATCTGATAACGCAAATTCATCTTCAACCATGTTTGGTAAAATATGGTCTACAATTCTTTTTAAATGAGGCATATTTATTTTTCTTCTAACTTTAAGAACAGTATCCCACGTCATTATTCCACCCACTTTAGTTTAACTGCTCCTGTTGCTTCATCTTGACTTGCCAAATCATATTGAATTCCTGCTATTTGTCTAAATGCATCATTAGCATGATTAAGAATCCCTGTTATCATCTCTTGATATTGATTACCTAAACTATCACTTAATTGCTGTAACTCTTTTTTATCTTCAAGATTTTCTGAAAGGGCTTCCCATGCCTTATCCATAATTCCCTTTAAGTCAGTAATTTGAGAATTGAAGTGTTTTTCTATCTGCCAAATTGGAAATCCTGTTTTGTATTGTCTAATTTGACCCCAATCTAAACTTTCAAGCCACTCTTTGTGCTTATCAGACCAAGAAAATATATCTGCATTCCAAATAAAATGAGACTCATTTTTTAGAATATTAGTCCATGACATATTAATCACTCAATCAAAAAGATAGTTTCTCTTGTAAGTTTCAATAATTCTGCGGCTTCTTGTTTTAACAAGTCGTATTTAGTTTTAATATCAATTTGTGAACCTGATTCTGCAATTAACACTGTTTGGTCATCATGCCGTAAAATTTCCATCGCTGACATTTTTGTTGCTGCTTGAGAAATAATTCCGGGAACTCTAGGATTACCTGCAATATAAGTCATACGAATTGAATTTTTTTCCATATAAGGAAATTTGGTTCTAAAGAAAATACGGCCTTCTTCATCTACTTTCCACCATGTACCAAGACGTTTCATTTCTTCATTATCTGTAAAATCGCTTTTAGTTAAACCCGAACCTGTTACTGCAATAGAACATTGTGACCCATCATCGCCGGGTAATAATGAAGAAATTATAACTTCAGTTTCATCTTCTGTATTTACAGTAGCATAAAAGAAATCAGAAACATTAGTTCCATCTGAACCCACTAAAGATTTAGAAGCAGTAGCACCTGTAAATCTAGCAGTTATTGAAGGAAAGGTTTCATTTATTAAATGACAAATTTCTTGAGCAATAGTTTTAGCACCATAGGCATTATTGTATTGGCTATTTGTCGTTCCTTTATTTAAAACGAATGTTACGTTATTAGGTAATGTTAGTGTAATAGAACCGCTAGAACCAACTTGGTCATTAGACACGCTAACCTTTGCAGTTGCCGAACAAAGGTCTGTCCACCTATTTCCCTGCCAAACTTCTATTCTAATCATTTTGCGGATATGTCTGTGGTTTAGTTGGCAAAAACCAACGTAGTCTGACCACCATGAGGGCCACTTTCGCAAAGACCCGCCCGTTGGACTACGAAAATTGTGCATCTCATTCGCGTAAATGATTGGTCTAAACGACATTCCGGTTTTTTCATCTATTTCGTCTTCTACATCCTTAATAATGTCGCCCACTTGGTCGTAAGATGGATTGGTCGTGGCGGAGAAAGATGGTATTTGTAGTAAATCTGCTATTTTATCTTCGTTAGTGTAATACCCTTGCCCAATAGCATAGTTAGGATTTACTGCCGTATAGTCAGATGGTGATGATAACTTAACCATTATTAATTCCTCCTTAAAGATTCGATTGCTTTATCTAGTTTTGATAGCCTATTTGTTACAAATTTAGTTAAAAACTGTCTTACTGGATTATACCCTAAACCCATATCTGTACGATAATCACCCCGCATACTTTCAGTTTTTCCTTTATCGGTTTTTCTACCAATATCTAATTTAACCCTTGATTGGCGGCCTGAAGGCATACTTAAAAATTTAGTATCTAATTCTGCAGTTTGAATATATTGCCACCTTTTAACTTGTCCGGAATAATTTAAACCTTTCTTATTCAATTGAATAACTATTTTGTAATCACCTTGAGAAGTTACACTCATTGGTAAAAGTATTTGTTGAAATAATCTATACAAACTACCATCAGAATTTATATTTCTTATCCAATTTAATGTTATATCCTTTAAAGACTCTTGACTTTCGCTCTGAAACATTTCTTTTAGTGCTACATTTGAAGTGCCAGTGAAGTTAATCTCTTGTCTTTTTTTCTTAGTTTTTGCTAAATTATCTCTTATTTTTTTAGCATCCTTTTTTAGTTTATCAATATATCTATCTGCTTTTCTTTTAGAAGTTTCATATTTAGCCAAAACTTTCTCAAATCTAGGGTCTTTCTTCAATTCTTCTAAAGTACCAAAAACTGTTTCGAGTATTTCACCACTATCTTTATCAGAAATTTCAACTTCTAAACCATCTATGTAATCTTCAGCATCAAATGGAACACCTTGGACTAATATATCTCCGTAAGTAGTTTTGACTCTTGTTGTTTTTAGGGGCGGTAGAGACTCTTGTATCTGTGATTCTTTTGAAAATTCATTTAGTGCCATCAATACATTTTTTAACCCTTCTTCATCTTCATTTAAATCTACAGCATCTTCCAAGGCGTGATAATTGTAATCTCTAATTTCGTCAGGACTTGCCAATTCACGTTTATACTCTCCTTTAGCCCCTTCAGCATTTTGCGCTGGCATTCTAATTTGTGCAACAGTTGAAGTAGATTTAAGTTCTTCTCTAGAAGGCATAAATTTTACTTTTTGGCCGGGAAAGATTTTTTTAACAGCATTAATTTGTGCATCTGAACTTGAGAAATCTATATTTAATGTGAGGGTTATTTTATTTCCCTTTTTACCTTTAACAATATTTATAAATTTAGGCATATTAATATTAGAATCAATTATCTTCTGCCAATCATCTAAATCTAATTTAACTAATCTCTTATAATCTTGTTTATTTTCAACCTCTATAGGATTTAATAACATCAATTGCTTTTTCTTTAATTTTTCATCTTTAGTAGTAAAAACTGGTCTATAAAACATTTCATGTAATTCCTCGTTGACAACATCCTCAACATCCCAACTTTTTTCATCTACATCTAAATATAACGCTTCTAATATTTCTTCTTCTTTTCCACCAACATTTACTTTATGTTTTGCACCGGTATAATTTTTAATCGCATCATCTAAATCCATTTGAAGAAGGCTTCGCCTAGCATTATCAATTTTGCTCAACAATTCTGTGGTATGGTCATCAGACCAAACAGAATCAGGCGGATTATTAACGTCAATATCTGTATAGTCGCCAATAGTTCTAGATTTAATATCTTTTAATCTAGCAGGAACAATATCTAACTCCGCTTTATTTTTTAAATCAAACAAGTACAAACCAAAAATATATTTTAATTTGGGTTCAGTAATCTCTTGTTGCTCAAAATTATGGCTTTCAAACTTTTCATCTTTGTCAAGTTTAAACCAAGAATATTTGAGAGCCATCCAATTTTACCCCCTCACACTAGCCACTTTGCCCATGCTGCTGCTTTAGCCATTTTTTGGCCTAAGCCAATTCCACCACTAGGCGGGGTATATGACATTTGGCCTGTTTGTGGGTCAATCCAATAAGGATTATTCATTTGGTCGTAACCATTAGGCGGAATTGGATAACCACTCTGCATTCCTTGATTTATACCCATTACACCTCCGGCCATTCCACCGGATGTTGCGCCCATTCCAACACCTTGAGCAACTGTATATTGTTGTCCAGTTGTTTGCGGGCTAAATCCTTGACTTTCAAGATATTGTTGTTTAGCCATCTTACGTTGATGAATAACTTCACTATTTACTGCCGTAGCAAGAATAGTTTGAATATCTAAGTCAATGTTTTCTTGAGTAATTTTTTGATATTCTGAAAGACATTTTTCTTGTAATGTAATATGGTTTGATGCTGGGTTTAAAACAAATTCCAAACTTGCTAACATATTTGATACTACTCTTTGAACAACATCTTCCATTAACTTTTCAAGGGCATTCATAAATTCAGGCCCGTGATATTGGAAAAATTCTTCTACATGGTTCTCTTGCAAAGTTAAGAGATTGTTCATGCTCTTAAAACTTTGATTCTGAGAATCCGCCAGTGCCGAGTTTAATGTACTACTTCTCACCATTTTCTTCAACCTCAATTAAAGGAATAATTTTTTGTATCTGTGAAAGTTTCCCTTGAACTTCCAACATAATTCTAGTATATTGCATATGTGGTGTTTCTTTTGTTCCTTTTGGTGGTTCAACAACCCAACCTGCTGATACTAGAGTTGTAACGTCTGCTGGCGATAAATCTGTTAATGGACCCCTTTGCATCATTTTAGGGACTTTCGCCTTTGGAATGTATTTTTTAAATTCTAAACCGTGATTGTTTGCGAGAATTTGTTGTTCTAAAGTCTCCATTTGAATGTACATTGACGCGTGTTTAGGACATAATGTACCTTTTAATGGTCTACCTTTATGAACCTCTGATAATGGAATTGGTGGCCTCATTGTATCTGATGCTTCCCATTCGTGATATGAACCACAAACAACACATCTATGTTTAACATTGAATTTAAAACCGTATTTTAAAAATAAAAATTTCTTTTTCTCGGGACTGAGTACTTTACGAATCTCCTTTAATTGTTTTTTTTCTTTGATATTTTTATATTCGTATGGTGAAATAGGGCCGGGCATTCTAGCAATTTGTAATGGTGTGAATCCCATTGTTGAATTTTGACCTTGGCCCATCCCAATTAAATTTGAAGGTGAATAACTAACACTCATTCAGAACCATCTCCAAACCCATTATTTTCAAGAAACCTTTCTAATGACTCATCATCACGCGCTAATCTTAAATTATTTAACAGACCAACATATCGAGGGTCAAGTAAAACTTGAGCAAGATACCTTCTTGCTCTATTCCATTCTTTTATTCCGCCTTCTGAACCTTTAGGTTGAGCGAGGTAAATATCTGCTAATTCTCGCATTGGTTTATTAGCCGCATTTATAAATACATTTTGTAACATCCTTTCTCCGGGGTCATTACCTCTCGGTTCAAATCTACGTTTTACTTCTTTTTCTAGCAAAACCATAGTGTTTAGTGCTTTATTCCAATCAATTGATGATTCCTCTAATTCTTTTTGATTTTGAGCAAATTTATCTTTCTTACGTTGCTCATCGGCTTCAATTTCTTCTCTTGTTCCTAAAACACCTCTACTTTTGTCACTTTGATATTTTCGGTCGTATGCTGCCAATCTTCTCTTGAAATCTGCATCACTTTCGTATCCAAATTTTTTCGGTGGCTTGTATCTTAATTTTAGAATATCTTCCCAACCCATTTTAATCACCTATTTCTTTGGCTCAGTAGAAACGTTTGTTCCCATTCTAAAAATTTAGTAATAGCATTCCTTAAATCTTGGTATTGTTGCTTGCTTTCATCCATCTCATAGCGCGTGGTTGGTTCTAACAATCTTAACGCTTCATTCAATGGTTTTTGTAGGGGAGTTTCTAATTTTAATATATCATCCCAACTCATATTAATCACCTAATAGTAAAACGCCACCACATCACTTTTTCCTTGATGTTGAGGATTAAAATGACTAAATCCTGCATATTTAGCCAATTTTTGTAGACGTTGTTCATCCTCAATAGCCGCCTGTATAATATCTTCATAAATTTCGTCAAATTTATTAAAACTTAAAGTGTTTGCAGACGGGTAGTCACGTTTATATTCTTCTAATTTATCTTTTAGATGTTGATGGATTCTGCCCCATTTTGCATCATCCTTTAATATATCTTGCCAACTCATTTTAATCACCTTAATAATCATCACACATTGTCATTACTCCGCGATATACCATTTCAGGGTCGGATTTTGCACTAACGACATATTTGAAACAAGGTATTCCAATTTCATTAAGTCGTTGCATTCCATACGCGAATGGTTCAAAAATAGGGTGTTTTGAAATGTCGTTGAATCCATTTTCTTTCCCCCATAAATCGTATTTATTTGCCCATATACCAATAGACTTTGGATAATCTTTATCCTTTTTTCTTTTCTTTTTCTTTCCATCTCTCCAATATGGGTCACAAATTAAATCAACAAAATACTGCCATGCTAATTGGTTATCCATATTTACATTACTTTCTAAATGCCGATGGTCTATCATGAATATAACGTGTTTTGGTTTTCTTTTTCTCATATCTTTTTTCCAAAGATTCCAATATGCTGATTCTCCTCCAATATCTGCGGCTTTGATTGTGTGCATATCTTTATCAATTTTAACCAGTTTTCTTGTTGCTCTTTCTAAACCGACCGTTCTTTTTTTGATTTCAGGTACTTCTCCTCTTGTTCGTAATTGTCTATGTAAAGTAGTTTTTCCAACTCTTGATGCACCATAGACTCCAAAATTAATTGCGTGAAATTTTTTCCAAAATGAACCTGCCGCTTCTAAACAAACAATTGCGAAACCTGCAACAACTGACACATGAAATCACCTATTGACCTCTACGTATTTGATGTTTAATTCCGTACTTTTTGGTATCTTTTTCTTTAAAATCAGGTTTGAAATCAGGCCGTAACTGTCTAGCAATTCCTTTTGTTTTTTCAAAATCATCATCTACTTTCTGTTTAGTTCCACAGTGCATTTTTAATGTATCAAACCAACTCATTTTAATCACCTAATAATAATCTTTATATCCTTCAACCGGTCCAAAATCTTCATAGTCTGGGCCGTAATCATCATCTCTAATTTCTTTAGCCATTCTATTAAATTCTTCTTGACTTATATTTTTCTCCAACCATTTATCTACTGCTTCTTTAGTATATTCTTCACCACTTTCTATGAATTCTTTTAATAACTTATCCAAGTAATCTTCACCAGCGGCTTCTTCCCACCAACTATTACCCGAGCGTAATTTATTTCCCTCAAAAATATAATCACTAATATAATCACTAATCCAATAGCCCTCCAATTCATCTCCTTCCCTAAATTTAGGGTTTCTTTCATCATTCTTTAAAATATCTTGCCAACTCATTAATGCCACAACCCTGTTAACCATTCCCAAGTCATACCAAAGAAATTAATTCCAAATACTCCACATATATTACCAATTAATAATGCCCCAACACCTGTTGTTATACACCACATAATTGCTCTCATTTTTAGAAATAATATATCAGCAGAATGCGCTCTTGTCATATCATAAGCAACAGACGTTTCATCTAAACCAAATAAGTCTAAAAGCACATCTATTCCCCATCAAGGCTCAATACCTTCAAGAAAAACTGCTGGCACTTCTTGGTTATTTTGCATATACGGGTTCATATTATATTGGCGCATAGAATCAACAATTTTATTTCGTTGAGTTTCTTCTCTCTTGCGCTTTTCCCAATACATATTAATTTTTCTATCAAGTAACCATAATTCCATCCTGTCGTTCATAATTAAGTCAAATACTGCTTTAATTCCCATTACAAACCCAATCGTAATTAGAGAAAATAACACAGCATGACTTAATGGTGTCCAAGGTAATTCTGCGCCATAATTGGCATAGAAATACACATTCATTCCACTTACTGCACCGACGAATAAAATCGTCATAACTAGTCTAGTATCTTTATTAATTGCTGCCATTTAACCACCTTATGCAAACTCAATAAATATTCGAGGTGTTCCACCTGTTACATCAACATAAATTCCATTTCTACAAAGAATAGCATGAAAATCACATTCAAAATTAACCGCCGTTGCGGTCCTAGCCTCTTGGTCGCCACCTGATGTATCATCCATAACAGATGACAATTTTCCGGGCAAATAAATTTCTGCTATTTGTGGATTGCTTGCGGCAGTATTATCATAAATTTTAATTGTGCAAGCATCGGTCGCATGATTATTATAACCATGAAAACTAATTAACTTACATTGACCTGTATTAACTAACGTATCTGCGGTAATTAAACCACTACTTCTACATCCTGCATGACTCATTTTTATCACCTATTTAATTGGGGCCACCCCTCCCCGTATTGGGGAGAGGCAGACCACCATATTAACCATTCGGAATCATTCGGAATCATCGGCTAAAATAGCCTCATCCGAAGTTTCTTCCTTAGTCACCTTTTTATTCAAAGTGGGCGTTACTGATTTTACCGTTGAAGTAACTGCTGAAGTAACCGTTTGAACGATTGTCTTTTCAGGAAGTAGTGCGTTTAACACCGCTTCTTTCGATTTCAAATTAAGTAGTCTTTGTGCTAATGCTAATTTCTTATCACTTAACCCATTAACTTCTTCTTCACTCAATGTTACTTCCCAATGTTCCGTTCCTAAGAACGCTACAATGTTATCAGCAGATAATTCAGCAGACTCACCTCTTTTCAATCTTCCAGTTTTACGTGTTGTCACGTATTTTTCTGGATTACTGTCTTTTAGCAATAGTCTAGCCAAACCAAATCACCTCAAATTAAGCCCCAAACACGAACCCTTACTGAACCTACGTTAGTATCGCTTGTTGTTGAACCGCTACTTAAATCATCAGCATAATGTAGTTTAAATGATGATGATGAAGCATAAGCCCCTGTTTCTGCCGCAATTTCTGGAACAATTTTGTAATGATTACCGTTCTCTGCCCCTGTTACTGTTACACAGTGAATTGTTGCTAATCCACATTCTGATGCTGAAACTGTCACTCCACCTGATGGCATATTTGTGCTATCTACACAAACATCAACGACGTATTCATCTCCACTAACTTTTGGCTTTGCTACACCTTTATGGTCTGTTAAAATAGTTACCGTATGTGTTGTCATTTTTAATCACCTTTTATTTTAATGACTAAAAAGCCTCAGTTCACGTTAGTAATCTTGCCTTGTCCCTTAAAGAAAGTACAGCCAGTTTCGCCCATTGTTCGGAACATGGCCTTGTTTCCAAGTGCGCCAACACCGAATGGGTTTCCAGAATTAATACCATCCTCAAAGTATTGAGTTGGTTTCATTACAGCCATCCAAAGATGGTCAGTGTCTAAGAACAATAAATCGCTTAGTTTACCTGTTGCTTCACCTGTGCTTGCCATATCTTTACATGGAATTAGCGGAATATCGAAATATGTCGCTACTCGGAAACCGACTTCTCGGCCCTTTACACCACGAACACCATTATGTGTAGGAACAATTTCTTTTCGCTCCATAAATCGTTCTTGGGACTGTAACAAATCAGCAATTGCTTGAATTGTATCATATCCAGTTAAGATACACTTTGGCGTACCACCGTTTGTTCGGAGGTTCTGCAAAGTAGTATTAAGCAAAGTTAGAGTTAATGCTCGAACATCGCCAGCAGCATATCCACTACCATAATTGACATAAGCATCCATATATGATTCATTGTAAGCATTTGCAACCAAATCACGAGAATTGTTTCCATACAAATAACTCATTTGGTCTACTAAACCGCCTGTTGATGAAGAACCACCCATTGAACCGTGCATACCTGCATCAATCATAGCCTCCATTTCTTGACTACTTGCTACAATCTTCAATAATGAAGTGTAGTTTAATTCAATATCTGCATAACTTGAGTGGTCGTAATTTTCAAGAGGCATTACAAGCATTTTGGACTGAACCTCAGCGTGGAATTTACCCATATCTTCACGAACAATGTTACGAATATCACCGATACCATCATCAATTTTCGCCATTTCTGCTGCAACTTCGGAATAACCGAACATATGCGCAACAGTCTTAGGACTCATAAATAAGGTCGCATATTCTGGAGATAGTTCAGAAAGTCCAACACTATTCAAAGCGTGGTTTTCTTTCACACCACCGATACTATCGGCTGAAGGTGCGCTCATATCAGCAGTTGGAGTTGCAGTAATATCTTGCGTTCCAATCGCAAAAGCCGCAGCACTTCCACCAGCAGGTCGGTCAATTAATACGCGCCAACCGCTTGAAGTGTATGGTCGCTTAGGAAGAATAGAAAGTGGGTTAATCTCTTGATTGAGCATTGACCAAACTTTCTGTCCATAAATTACGTTATACAAGTTACTGAGGTTTGAAGCCGCAGTTCCAACAAATGCGTTTGTTGCGTTTGTATCGTGTGCTGTGTGAAGTCCGAGTAAAGACCCACCACTTTTCAGAATGTCGCTATTTCCACCAAACGTACCGTAAGTGGCTTGTTCAAGGTCAGCGATAGTGTTAATATATTTTACCATTTTTAATCACCTTTTTTTTAATCCGTATTCAGCGGAAATTGCGCTCTAGTCGAGCCATAGCCAAATGGACTTCATTCCAATCCATCTTAGCCAAATCATCACCTGAAGGAATGTTTAGGTTATCAACAGCCTCTTGTTGCTTTCGGATAACATTTTCCTTCTCACCCTTTAGTGTGTCAATTAACTCACTAAACTGCTTTTTAAGTTCGTTGACCTCACTTCGTGGGTCATAGTTTGCCTTCTCGATTGAATCTGCTTTTGCTGCAACTTCAGCATCGAATCGTGCTTGGAAAGACGACTTAATATCATTGTAAGCCATTTTTTCCATTTGCTCAGCCTTAAATTCAGCATAAGCCTTTTCAAGATTCTCAGGACTCAAATCGAGTGTTGGTGTATCTCCACCATAAATGGACTTTTTGGTTTCAGTTCCGGCAGGAATCCCCATATCTTTACGCTGTCCATGTTTTGTTGAAGGTTGTCCACCCACTACAACTTCTAGACCAGCCTCATCCACTAATTGTGTTTCATGGGTATGGCTTGTTTTGCTCTTTAATTCCTTTTCAGGGTCATCTTCTTCGCTTGAGGCTAATTCCATCATTTCCTCTTCTTCACCTTCTGCCATTTCTAGCATTTCAGGTGATTCTTCAGTTTCTTCTTCAGTGTCTAAATATTCACTTGTCATTTTTTCTTCACCTTCCGGTAATTCTTGCATTTCAAATCCCTCTTCCGATTTTGGATTAGGGGCTTTTGATACACTTTCTCCTCTAATTTCTTTTAAGAGAGAGTTTAGTTCTTCTAACGCTTTTGTAACTTCGGTCATGTTATCACCACTGTCTTGTTTTAGAATATCAAATTTTGCTTCTGGATTAATGCCTTTTTCACAAATAGTTACTTCATGCAATTCCAATTTACTAATTTCATTAAACTTTCCTAATTCATCATTCTCTCGTTTACGCTTTTCGAGTGCTTGACCCCCAATGCTGAAAGAACGAAGAGTACCTTTTCTAATGTCCCGACTAACTTCTTTAGCCTTCTCAATATCATCTCTTAATTTTATTACAACAAAAAAACCAACATCATCAACATCAGTTTTCCATAATTTTCCTGTCTTATCTCGATATTCTTTGACTACTTCACCAACTTGAACATTTGAATGATTATTCATAACGTTTCTGTATCTTGGTGCTTGCATGAATTTTTTAACAGCATCATTTAATGCTTCTAATGTAATTAAATCGTTTTGCTTATCTACTAATTCAATAGAAGCATATCCACCAATGTATAAATCATCAGATTTAATTATTTGAAAATCAGAAGGATTATTTGTTCTAATTGTCGCACTTTGTTGAAGCGTTGCGCTCGCCATGAATCACCATCTCCGATTGACTACTTAAAGCGAAACCTATTCAAGACTTTCAAAGGACAAATCCTTGTTCTCATCCTCTCTAATATCCCATATACCATCATCTGTGGAGGGTTCAACAGGTTCCTTTACAAAACTAGAAAACGCTATCCATTGTTTTTGGTCCTTTAATGGGACAACTCTTAAATGAAGTTTAGTATCAAACTTTTCGCCTTTTAAGATGTATTCGTGATAACCATGTCTTTGTACGCCTAACTCAACAGAACCTTTATCAATTAGTTTTTCCTTTGAAACTGTTTCTTGAATCCTAGCAGGGTACTTACCTGCTTTACCAAATAAATCAAATACATTATCAATTGAGTCAATTTGAATTTCCCAACCAATAACTTCTTCCCCTAATTGAAAGGTTAAATTTAAGTTTTCATCTTTTCTAAGATACAATTTAAAATTACCTTTTCTATACTTTTCAGGAGTTTTATACTCCTTAACAATAACATCAGGGTTAGTCTCAACTTCTACTTTTTCGGCTTCCTTCTCATTTGCTGTAGAAAAATGAATATTGTCTAATAAAATTATACCATCCATTTTGTCATCTTTCATAGCCTTTCCTAATTCTTTAGGACTACCATAGTGTTTTTCATAAATCTTCTTAAAATTCTTATCTCTTAACCCTTCTTCTATAATATCTTCTAAAGTCATTTTATTACCATTTCTTCTAATTATGGTCATAATTAATGATTTCATTTGATTAGAATATTTTGTTATTAATTCAGAAATTTGCTCTTTAACAAGGTCTAAATCTACTAACGCGTTCTTTGACATTAAGTTATTATCTTTAAATCCATAAATTGTAAAGCCGTCTAAATCATGCTTAAGAATAACTTCTGTTTCACCATGTATATCGTCGGTAATAGAATATCCCTTTTCTAATGCTTTAGCCTTATAATTTTTAACTTCACCTTCACCGGCTAACAACTCTAAAGTGATTAATTTATCAGGATGTTCGACTTCAGGAATCTCAATGACTTTTGCAGTAAATACTCGATATTGGCCCTTTCTATTCTTCTTAACTTCATCAACAGTCACACGAACAATTTTACCAACTTCAACATTTATCTTAGTATTAAGAGCCTTCCCAACATTTAAGTAATATCTATCATTTATCTTCTCAGATTGTAAACTGCGAGCCTGTTCCATAGTTAATGGGCCAGCCCCAAGAGTATAAGAATTTAGATTAGACTTAGTTGTTTTCTTATCTAAAACAATAAGGTCCAAATCAACAAATTTTTTCCATTTTATCCACTTAGGATTCTTTTTCGCACCTTTAATGTAAGTAGAAGTTAAATCTTTAATGACAACACCCTCAGATGTTGGAATTTTCATAATTTCTTTACCATAACGTTGAATATCTTCTAAACTATCTGCAATTCGCGTGTCTTTCTTAGATGGGAACGCTAATTTTTCATCCGAATGGATGGAATAATTTTGAAATAAAATGTTAATTCTATCTTGTAAAGGAGAATCTGCTAAATCACGGTCATTATGGCGCATAATATCAAAAACATGAACCTTTAACTCCCCATCAACTTCTTTATTCTTAAATACATGAGCAATAACTTGAGCGCGGGGAAGAGGCTTTTCTTTCGTTGATAACATTAACTCCCCATCTAAGATACATTCCCCAAACTTCTTTTCTTTGAGAATTTTAACTTGTTCTGGACATTTATCTGTAATATCATTACCATTAAATGAGAAGATTTTCACCTTATTATCAATTTTATGTAATTGTATTCGCATACCATCATATTTTTCTTGAACAACCCAATCTCCAGTAAAACCGCGTAACTCTTTAATATCATCAATCTCAAAAATCCTATACATTGGTTTATTTGGAACCATGAAGTTAATATCGCTTTTATCTTTTTCAGACTTCTCAATATCGAGGCCAAGTAACTCGGCCCACTCGGATTTGGAATAGAAACGTGTGTATAAATCCTTAAATAAGGCCATAGACCCCTTAACTTTTGCTTTAACACCTTGACTATTTTTTCCATCCCCATAATGTTCAGTAATGAAGGGTACTATCGCCTTCTCATGTAGGTCAAGACCCTCATACCCGTCAGTTATTTTGTCACCTTCGGGCAGGTATTCCTCCCAAAACTCTCTAGGAAGTGCATTTCGGTCATTTCTAAGACACCAATGGATAAATAGAGCAAGATGGGCTTTACTCTCTAATAATTTCTCAAGAACCTCTTTACCAAACTTTTTAACAAAGGGGTCTCTAACGTAGTCACTGTCGTATCTTAAAGTTTTAACAGCATTATACACTTTTTGGGCAGTTGAAGAGGTAGCATCCTTCGCTTCAGAAGAATTCAAATCTTTCTCTTCTAATACAGTTTTTAATTGAGAAGAAAGGTCGTCAATATCTGAATAAATGTTTATTAGTTTATCAACTGCCTTTTCCCAATCTTTAGCGAATTCTTTAGGTTGTTGTTTAGCAGATAGATAGTCGGCCCTAATCTGTTCAAATAGGCGTTGAATACGCCTAGAAAGAGGGTTTTTCTCTTTTCTAAAACTAAGACCGCTTAATGGCATACTAATCACGGAAATCGGGCTAAGACATTTCTAATATTGCCAGGGCTAGGAGGATTTCTATTAATTTCAATCCTTAATTCATCAATATCCTGTTGGTCATATTTAATTTTACCTTCTCGCCTGTTTTGCTCATGCTCAGTTAAATATGATTCAGCCTCCATTAATAAATTACCTAATTCTCCGCCCCATCTATCAGCATTCATATCCTTTTTTAAATCGTCTAATTGTGCTTGGATTGATTCAATTGTAATGCTTTTCTTTTCACCACTTGTATAAACCTCTTCAGGCGTATTGAATTTTGTTGGGCCGGCCATTGGTGTTGTTCGACTTAAACTATCAGGAACTTTAACATTTTCAGCCTTTGGTCTTTTAATCTTAACTTCTTCTCCACCAACAAGTTCTTCATTCGGTAATTTTTCTTTATCAGCGACTTGAAGTTGACTTTCTTTATCATCACTATGTAGATTATTAATCGCCTCGACTTGAATCTCTTTTAACTTTTTCAAGATTTCTTCAGTATTCATATTGTTCCGCCTCCTAATCGAGTAACCAATGTATTGATTTCATCCCAACTCATCTTAGCAATAGCCTTAGAATCAGGAATAACCCCATCTCCACCGCCCATACTTGGTGTTGGACTATCAACCTTTACAAGACCCGCTTTCATTAATACGTTGTCATTGTTATAGACAGTTTCTTCTAATTTTTGGATTTTATCCACTAATAATTTCAGAACTTCTAGCGTTTCATCTTTATTTTCGCTCATTTATAATCTACCTCCACCACAAATCTTGCAATTTTAAGTAGTTTGTTCCAACCTTCTTCATCTTGATTATCAAAATGGTCAAGCATTAAAATAATATGATGTCTAAGTTCTTTATTCGCTTTAGCGAAATCCATTTTACTCATTAAGCATCACCTAATAATCTAGTAATAAACGCATTAACGTCTTTAATTCCAGTAAAGGTTCCTTCTAAATCGAGAATGCCTCCTTTCATTTTATCCCACTTAATTTCGGCCCTTTCTAAATCATCATTCATAATAAAACTTACAACTTCTTCCATATCTTTTTTAACCATAGTGAGTAATTCATCTAACCCATTATAATAGGGCATGACTTCCTCTACTTCAGGAATAATTCTTCTCATTTTAATTATATTTTCCCAACTCATTTCTTTCTCAACCCCTTGCTTTTAGGATATACAATTTGTCGAAGTTGTCTATACATTTCTTCATATTCTTTTCGCAATTTAGCAGCCATAGCGACAACATCTACATTTTGCTCAGAAATAGATTTCATTTTCTTTTGCATTTTTTTATCTCCCTTAACCAAATCTAATTCTCTCATTAATTCAATCAATTCTCCCATTCTTGTAAAGTCTTGACCAAAGTATTCTGAAGGTTCGGCTGCTTGCAAAACCTTTTTGAGTTTCTTTTTTTCTTTTTGTGATAGACTAGCCAAAGCCGGACTATCTTCTTTAATTACTTCAAACCACGTCATGATAAACTCTCCGCTTCGTGTTCAAACCAATCTACTACTTCTATATAATTGAAAGGTTTACCAACAATTCCCTCATTACCCCTAAAAATATAATATTGGGGAGATGTGGGGGTAGCACGTATATGTGTCCTTTTTACAGTATATCGCGTTCCTGTTGTGTGGGCAAAATCCAAAGAATACTGTCCGGTATTCCATCCGGCTTCTCCTGATTCTGGATTATCACCAACTATATATGACTCATTCGTTTGTAATCGGAAACCTAATCGCTCAATTGGATGAACAAGAAGTTCATCCACATTATGTTCATCTAAACCGTCAGATTGAAATTTTAATATCTTTTTCCAACTCATTCTTCTTCCTCCTGTTCAGGTCTTCTTAGAATTGAAGGGTCTAACAAATTTTCTCCTCTTTCTCTCTCTTCATCAATTGTTCTTGTTTCTGGTAATTTAACAACAGGTCTCTTAGGTTTTCTCTTAACCTTTTTATCTTCACCATATTTTCTTTCATCTAACTTCTTAGATTGCGCTTCAGCCTTTGCCGATTCTATATTTTGTAACCACTCATCAAAATTAATTGTTGTGCCAGATTTAGAACGGAACTCTTTAGGAAGTTCATCATCTTCACTTTCTGCTTGAACCTTTAAAGCCTCATCTCTAGCCTGTTTAAATCGTTGTTCTACTATTTCTAAATAAGGCGCTGCATCTTCAGGTATTTCAACAATCTTACCATCGTCATCTTTGTAATTCATAACCATAGCAGTTGCTTGGTCCATTAATGTATTAGCGGCATCAAATTCATCGGCATCACTAATTTCAGAATCAGGAATAAATTCTTCGTCATCAGTACCTTCACCTCTAACTCTTCTTGCTAAAAACTCTTCTTTAACATCCTCTAAACCAAGTTGTTCTAATTCTTTACCTGTTAGAGTCTTAACCTGTTTATATCTATCAGTATAAGATTTTGGCCCTATAATATCTACCGCTGAAGAATATAAACTATCAAAATTCTCAATATCAACTTCTTCACCTCTTCCTAATTCTGCAACCAAATTATTTCTAATACCATCAATACGTTCTTGAGTTAAAATTTTACCATACAATCGCTTTTGTCTAGATTTTTCCATATCCACTTTAAATTTAGGAATTACCATTTCTGCTAACTGTTTTAGAGGTCTTTGATTACCTTGCCTTTTAGGAATTTTTTTACCTGAAATTACTTTAGGTTCAAACCTACGTTTTGCTTCTGCATATTCTTTATCAGTTTGGTCAGGGTGTCTAATAGGTTTAGTTATCTTTACCTCTCCACCTTCAGATAACCGTTTAAATATATCAATATGCATCTGTAATTCTGCTTTATGTAATTTTACCCTTTCTCTTCTTCTAACAGTATCATCTTTATCATGATAACCTTTAGGTGGTTTCCAAGAAGTTTTAGTAGATGTTCTTCTAATTTCTTGTTCTAATTTTCTTTTATCTTCTTCGGAATCAGTTGAATCTTGAGCAAGACGTTGCAAAGATTGTAACTTATCATCAGCAATATTACCATACATATCTTCATATCTATTCTCTAATGAATCTAAATATTCTCTTAAAGAACGTTTTGCTTGTAAGGCTTGATTTGGTAATTCTCTACCCAATTCCCTAATTGTGACATTTATTAAATGGTATCTAATTAATAAATTAACATAATCTTCTTGTGAAGGATTTTCTTCATCCATATCCTGTAATAATTGTGCAACTTCTTCAGTTAAATCTTCTAACCTTTCAACTGGTTCTTCATTCCATTCATCATCAGTATCAGATTCTAAAAGAATTTGAGTCTCATCATAAAAATCTTGTAGTAATTCCATCATATTAGTAACTTGCTGGTCAGCAACCGGTTGTTCTCTAATTTGTTTTCCGCCAGAAATCCCTAACTCCTCGTCAATAGCATTCAGAATTTTCTCTGCATTAACTTTTTGTATATCAGATAAAATATCAGTCCTTAGTGCCTCAGAAAAAATCTTACCTAATATTTGTAATGTTTTTCTTCTGCTAACATGTTTAGTCCATTTAATGTTACCATCTGAACCTTCTTTGCTTGATGCCAAACCAAATCTAGTAGTGTCAGTGGAATGTGCATCTTTATCAAATAAACGCATAACTTCAGGGTCTAAATCTTTAAAGAAATCATTTAATTGGTTGCGCATTAATTGAAGATTTTCATCACTTACTACTCTTGAAAACTCTTCTCTCCACTCTTTCCAATTTTTTAAATTACCAGCGGTTTGTTTAACTTTTCTTTTTCCCTTACCGATACCTAAATTATTCATACGCACCATATATTCTTTCTGTTCTTGACTCTTAGCGCGAGATATTTCTTCTTGAGTGTATGGTTTATTTTCACCAAATTTAACTGGTATTTCATTCCCATCCTTATCTCTTATTGGAAGCCCTCTAATATCCCTCTTTACGTCAACAGTTTTTTGTGTTTCAGGAAGAGAAATAGTTAAATTTGGATTAAGTTTATTAACCTGACTAATAAGTTCATTGACACCAATATTGCTATCATTTACCAGTTTAGTCATTTTTGCATCTAATTCTACCTCATCGCCTTTAAGGGTAATGCCTTTGTATTTTCCACTTTTAATTGGGCGAGCATAATCTCTATCTAATTTTCCCGTAGTTTTTCTTCTTCCCGCTTTGTATTTAGGGCCAGGAATAAAACCTTGTTTTTCCCATTCAAGGGCTCTTTTTGCTAAACGGACTAACGCTTGTTTTTTCAAATCTATTCTTCTTTCAAGATTTTCCTGTTCTTCTTTTTCTTCTCTAGCCTTCTTCTCTTCCGCTGTTTCAGGTTTAGACTGTGGTTTTTTAAAGTCTGATTCTTTTGAATATTTCGGGCCGTATTCCTTTACATCAATACCCATTCTTTCTAAATCTTTTTTTCCTCTAATAATTCTTTGTTCAAGTTTATATTTTTGAGATAGTAAAGATTCATAACTCTTAGACATACCACTTCTTGATGATTCTAATGTAGACATTTTTGTATCAAACTTGCGTTTTAATTTAGCAGTTGCATTAGTAATAATATCTTGGGGAGCATTTTTTTCCTGTAAATCTGATTTTAATTCTTCTAATGACCTTTCGTAAAGTTTCTTAGCATTTTCTAAATTAGCATCCAATTGTTTTATAGAATCGGGTGGCTTAATTTCACCTAAATCATCTATTCTATCTGCTAATATTTTTAACCCCTTTAAGGTCAAACGTATTTTATTTTCATCACTTCTATCGTATTCCTCACCTGTTAAATTAGTATAGTGTGTAGTTAAATCAGATAAGTGACCGTTGACAGACTCCCTTATTTCAGCATAATCATTATTAAGAGATTCAGCACTTTCTAGTTCTAAACGCTCCAAATTAGATTCTTCATCAGTAAGACCTCTAGTTTCTCTACGAATAAAGGTTTCACCATCTGGACCCTCATACTCAATTTTATCTTCAAAAGTATAATTAGGGGCAAGTCTTGTTCTAATCTCTTTAATTTTAGAATTATTTTCTACAATCTTACCATTGATTTCAGCAAGTTCATCTTCATAAAACTCCATCGCATCACTGAAATATTTTGCACCTAACTCACCTAATTGTTCTTCTCTCCATGCTTGTTCATCTTTAAGCACATCAAGGAAAGCCTTCGCTAATGTAAACGGGTCACGCTTATTCATTAGATAGGCTTTTAGTAATGTCATTTTACTCACCACTTATTTTCGCTACGCTTTTGCTTCTTAGGCAAATGAACAACATAATCAATTTGATTGGATGAAGTCCTCTCATTATAATGAGTCTTTTTATCAGGTAATTGCACAGGTGCATGATTTTTATTGATAGTTTTTTTCTGTTCTGCTAAAGTTAGCACTCTCTCAGTTTCTTGTAGTTCCCTACGAATTTTTGCTACATCTTCTCTACTTGTCATATTAAGCCCTCGGTATATTTTCTTCTTCTAATCGCATTCTCATACGCCCTAATAATTTCTTTTGTTTTTGACCATCAGAATTTTGAGAACGTAATGCCAATCTTGTCATTTCATTGGCTAATTCTTTAAAATGCCCTCTAGGTTCTTTTTGAGCCAGTCTTGTTTGTTGTTGAACGGTTAATTTTGTATCATCACCTGTTGGACTAGAACCATCTCTAAATTCAGATATAGGAACTTTTGTTCTAATAGGCGCACCCGGAAGTTTTAATTGTTTTGATTTTTTAGGCTTTTTATGGTCTTCGGTCGCTGCTAAGACTTTACCTTCCCTTGGTCTCAAGAATGGATTTTCCTCCAATCCTTCATCTAAAACTGCTTCCTCTTCTTCTGTTAAAGGGGGTTCGCTAAATAACCTTTGTTGGGCTTTTAATATATCAAACCAACTCATTTAATCACCTTCTTTCTGTTCTTTTATCGACATTTTGGTTTCCGGCTTCTTTTGGTAAGCCTGTGGCTCTCTTATCAGGTCCAACGCTCATAGAGGGTTTATTCCTTGTGCCTCCACCGGATGAATCTTTTCCACCCGCCATCATTTGTTCTTGCATTTGCCCTAATTGACTTGCATCAATATTTGTTCCCGCATAAGGGTCGGTTTCTATTTTACCGCCTTTATCACCTTTATCACCTTGTTGTGGTTGTCCTGCCGGTGGTGCAGGTGGTTCTTTCTTGAATGTAAATTCACCATCTTCATTCATATCAACAATAAATCCAAGATTTTTAATTGAAGCGGCAATATTAACTTCAATTTCTCGCTTTCGCATTACTGCAATTTCATCTTCTTCTTCTGATGGTGGCAATACTAACTTCCAATCTGTAATTCCAAATTCTCCAACAAACCAAGGGAAGACATAATGATTGTAAACGTTCTGTGCCATTTCTACCGCACGATTTGTAACAAGAATTTGCATACCTTCATTATTCAATCCACCACTTGATGAATTGTCTGCCATAAAGATTTTACTAACCCCATAGAAAGCAGCAATCCTATCTCGCAAATCTTCCTTAACTGCAACATAATCCATCTCTTTCAATGAATCCATAAATTTAATCCACTCAACTGAACCCTTTCCATTTTCTGCTTCAATACCCATAACAGGAATGAAGTGTGGGTCTTCTTCCATCTTTTCTTTAACCGCTCGCCAAAAAGTTCTCATTGATTCAATGTTTCTAGTTTGAACAGCGAGCAATCCTTTAGGCATACGGCTTTTAGTATAAGACTGATTAACATAGTTCTCCATAGCAATAAGAGTAGTAATATGATTAAACAATGTAATAACAGGAGATTGCCCATACATCCTTGTTGGAGAATATTTACTAAAGTGTAAAACTTCACCTTCAATAAAGAACTGGTCTTCACCATGCACTCTATTTACATAATGTATAGGATAAAGAATTTCTTGTGTTTCAGGGTGACACTCAAATTGATTTTCTGAAATATAATTTCTATCATTCAAAGCAGTAAACCCTTTGGTTCCTCTTTCTCCAACTTCATCGGAATAAATAGCCATAGTAACTGGGTCAGCACGATAGATTTCTTTAACACGGTGCAATTTAATTTCACCGTTACCATCTAAATAATACTCTTTAACAAGAACAAGGTAAGCATCATCGACAATATTTAAATCGTCTTCAAGTTCTTTAAGAACATCAATCAACATTTGATTAGACTTATTGACATAACCCTCAAACATATTTTTGGCATACTTTAATTGTTTTTGGTCAGGTTTCTTTAAATTTCTAGAACCACATTCTGAACACTCTTCAACTGGCTTCTCATGTTGTTTTCCACAATCTTGACATTTATGAGCAAAGTTCTTTCTCCATTCATAACCACGTCTAAACACTTCATTTTTCAATTGCGTAATACAGGTTCGAGTAATAACTGAATTATATGCAACGTTATATAATAGAGGTGTTGTCATTAAATAATTTGCTTCTCTTTCCTGTATTCCTAAATTAAATACTTTACGGTCTCCAGGTTTAGGAGTTTTTCTTCGCAAAAAGTTCCCAATCCTCCATCTTCTTTTCTCACTCATTTATGAATCCTCCTTAATAATTTATGACTTTTCCATAACTCTTCTGTTATTTCCTCAGCCTCAACTTCAATAACACCATCAACAAGGTCATTTAATGAAACCCAAAAATTATACCAAAAAATGGCAACCAAAATAATTAATGATGCTAACACAATTCCTAACATAATTACCAATCCCTACAAGCCATACATCTTGCTGAATAATCGCCTCTTTTACAAGTTTTACATTTATGTCTCGCATTAAACGATTTTTTTCTTTTAGTGTTCCCACTTCCTCCTGTAACCTTAACTCCTGCTTGACCCCAATGAACTTTTTTGTATTTACCTTTTTTACCTGATGGTACACAAGCCATCCATTTTTTCCCTTTACGGTCTGAACTTGTTTTTTTAGTACGCTTTGTACAAGCAGCCTTTAAAGTATTAAACCATTCTTCCATAATTAACCTCTCCTTTTAAACCATCCATGTAATCCTTCATCTTTTTCTTTTGAAAAAGTTCCCGCTTTTCTTCTCTTAGGTTTTCCACCTCTTCTTTTGTAATCTTTACAGGCTGAACAAGTTGGTCTACATCTACGCTTTGTACCCTTTGATGCGTCTTTTCTACCACAAGGTTCTGTTCCCTTTTTATCATCAGTACATGAAGCGCAACTTACCCAATCCTTAGAAACTTCATCATGTTTATGTTCTTCACAAACACTACACTTTTTAACCTTTTTCTTTTTCTTTTTTGATTTACCCCAATTAGCGGCTCCAACTTTTCTACATTGAACTAATGCACCTGAAGCATACGCAGAAGGCCATTTATCATAACTCGCTTTTACTTTACGAGTACACGCATCATCTTTTTTAAGAAGGTCGAACCACATAATTACTCATCCTTCTTAATAGATTCTAAATCGTTCATAATATCCATCTTACAATTGTCATGTAATTTGGCAACAATAGTTGGGTCAATACCATATTGAGCAAAGTTATAACCAACATGGTCTTTATGATTCTCCCACTTCATTAACTTAAAAATTTCTTCACAACGACCCTTATACCATTCTTCTTTCTTAAAACCTTGTTTCATCTTAATCAGTTCTAATAATAAATCAGCATTTTTACCTTTCATTCTAAAATGTGGCCTACACTTTGTAAGTAATTCATGAACATCAGATTGTGAATAAAAATTTAATCTATTAACAGGTCGAGTCCCTTGAGGAGATTTTTGGTCAAGATGTAATTTACCAATGCCCAACTCCTTTTGAATTTGAATCATAAATGCTTTTCCTCTATCACCTGTTGCCACTAATCCCACTCTCGGATTATAACTTTTATCCATTGTAATATAACCATCAGAGTCAATAAATGATGCAGTATACGCATATAAATCTTTTTTAATTTCATCAGGTAATTTGTAGTTAGCCCCGTTAATATTTGTTATCCCAATCTTTTTTATAGATTTAGAAATAATTTGTGGAGAAGACACTTTGTAAAGTTTACTTGGCATTCTATCATGTATTTCTCTAGAGGAAATTCCAGGATAATCACAAACAGATTTTTTGATAAAATCATCTACCTGATTTGATAAATTATTTCTAACTGACTGATGTGAAATGTTTTTTAGTACTCGTCTAAATTCTTTCTTTGCTGCCTTTTTTTGTTTAAATAATCTAGAATAATCCTTAGAGTATGCGACATTTTTAATTTCTAAATCTGCCTCCCAAAATTTACACAAAGAATCTATAACTTGACTTCTAGTATCATAGTCCTTGATGGAGTGAATCTTTTTTAAATCAATCTCAGTAAACGTCATTTGTTTTAAAGGGTATTCATATTTAGATACCCAATAAATAGATTTAATACAATTGTCTAAATGTGAACTATAGGAATTAATTAAATTCTCAATACCTTTAGTAAATTTAAATTTATCATAACCTTTAATAGTGCGACGATGTTTTCTTAATTGCTTAACTAATTTAGGAATATCTTGTTCTTCACAAGCACAATCTTCAGGAAACGCCTCAAGTTCTTTTTTAACCTGAGAAAGATTCATATTAAATGCTTTAGCCATATTAGTAGCAACTTCATATTCATCCGAAACAGGTTGCTCTCTTAACCAAGAGGCTAATTTAATTTCAGACTCGATTCTTTCTTTATCATCTTCTAACTCCGCAAGTTCACGAAGTTTATCTCCCTTCTCACTCTTAGAAATTAAGACCAAGTACTCCACCTCCTATAGAATTAATAGGTTTTTGTTCTTTAGTGCCAAAAATATCTATATCATCCAATAATATAAAATTATCCATCAATTGATGAGTTGCGGCATTAGCAAGGGCAAGCCCCATAACCAAATCGTCATGCGCCCCTACGCCTTCAAACCTTCCGGTGTCGGTGATGGCAAACATTGATAATTCCTCTAAAATGCTATCTGTGACCCTTCTGCTTTCTTCGCTTCCTCTTGGAAATATTATTTTGTGGTTTTCTATATTCATTTGTAAATTAAGAATGATTTCTTCTTTCTTCTTTCTAGTAGTTGTAAAATCGTGAACATTGAGGTCGGTTTCATTTCTAAGTTCCTGTGTAAAGGATTTAGCGAAAGTGTTAGTTTCTAAGAATATAGACTCAGGTTGAAATAATTGCCCAATCAATTTTAACTTATTAATATTTTCTCTAAACTCTACATTTTTTGAACGGTCTACAAACACCACAGTTTTATTTTTATTCTCATCTACCTCTAAAACTAAAATAACATTGTAATCCCCATCGGTAGAAATAGCAGGGTCTACACCAACAAAGTATTTATAACCTTGACTCTTTCTTTGCCGCATAAGCAAGATTCTATCCTTACCCAATTTTTTACATTCATCTAAATGTTCAGGGTTAAATAAAGAAGTTCCTGTTGATACTGGAATACACATATATTCTCTTGTAAACTTTAAAGAACCCACCTCAGACTTACGCTGCATTAGCGCATCATAATCCCATCTTTCAGGCCAAAGCGGTTCATTTAATTGATTGAGGCAAGGGTATTTTCTAACGGTGTACGCTTCATTTTCTTCAAGTTCTGTGAAAATATCAGTATATGTAAATGGTGTGCCAATCATTCTTAATGAGGCAGTATGGTGAAGAGTCGGAATCATATCACCAAAGAACCAATCAGTTACACGCTTAATACCATTAAGACTAAATTCCTTTAGAGGGTCGTCAATAATAATTTCTTGTGGGTGTAAACCACGAATCTGTGAACCAACTGAACGCTCAAGAATAGAATTACCATTAGTAAGTGTAATGTTTCCTACCGCCCATCCTCTACTTGGTCTAAACCTTTTAAGGGCAGGTTTGTTAAATAACTTATCAATATCTCTCATGTGAACCATAGTCTGCTTATGGTTAGAAGAAATATATAGCATTTGAAATGGTGGTGGTTGAAAAACTAAATTCCATACTGCCCATGAGTGCATAAATACGGACTTTCCGTGGTCACGACTACAAATAATAACTGCACGTTTTGAACTGTGCATTAAATCTAACCACTCTTGATGAAAAGACGTAAAGTCAAATCCAAGAATATGTTGGAAAAAATATGGAAATGAAGATTTAGAAATCTCCATATCCATTTCAGATGCAAAATCTAAAGCATCAATTTCCACTTTCACATTCCTCCCAATCTTTTAATATATCTTTCGCTAAAGGATGTACTAATTGAAAATTAGGCATTTCTAACATATTTCTTAACATTATCCTAAACATGTCACAAGGAACCCCATCAAGACTAGAAATTACATTATCATATATCGCATTAAGTCTTTTGAGTCCCGGCTTGCCTGAATGTCTTTTATTATCAGCCTCATTAATTTTAGTGAATCCTTCTATAAATGTTAATCTTGCTTGTTCACAACAAGATTCTGCTAAAGTATCTTTATCTAATTCTACCTCTACTTCTTCAGGTTTATTTTTTTGGCTAGGCCTCATAGCAGCAGAAAATTTTAAAATTCCCATCCACCTTTCAGGTAAATGTTGCATATATTTTTGGACTTGTTCTAAATCACTAGCAATATCTAATTCTTCTAAAATTTCTTCAGGTAAATTAGTTCTATCTATATCAACAAACCCTCTATTTCTATAAGAAGGAATTATAAGTTCATTAGATATATTTACTAAGTAAGTTTTGTTTCCTTTCTCTTCTATAATTTTATCTATCAATATGCCGGTAAGCCCTCTTCCCCTATACTCTTCTCTAACATGAACCCCAGCATCCAATAACAAATTTTTATATTTGGAATAACCTATAACCCCAACAGGAGTATCACCTAAAAAGGCAACAAACATAGTTGCAGGTGCAGTAGCAAAAATAGAATCTCTAGATAAAGTTTTAAACCGCATTCTTCTTTTTCGATAACCAGTATACCCATCTTTAACAAACGTTTTTACCGCTTTACTTTCAGACATTTTTTTAAATGTAACCTCTTCGGGTTTAATTCTAGGTGGTCTATCTTCAGCGGCTTCTTCTGTCATTATCTACACAGCCCCTTAATTTCATAAATAACTTCTTGAGACAACCCGTGGTTATTTGACAATGATTGGAAAGAATCACAAGATTTAACGATAGTCATTACATCCATAGCAGTAATATCAACGTTATATTTACTATCCATTTTTGTAATAATATAATCCATAGCATCAACATTGTATAAAGATAATCTACCATAAACAGTCTCTTTACCGTTCATTGTTCTAACAACATCATGAGTTTCAAGTAAAGCCTTAGCAACGTCAGGAATTTTGTTCTGTTTTTCAGGCTCTGTCAAATTTAAAATTTCATTAGTTACAGTATTATATTGGGTAACACTAATGCCCATTTTTTCCTGTTCAGCAATTAATTTCTTAAACCTAGGGAGTGTAAGATAAGCCCTTAAAGAATAAACAATAGACTTACCACGACCGCCACGTTTATTAAAGGCATCAAATAATTTTTGGGCATTCTTATCCTTTATTTTTAAATTGGATAATTTATTAACTGAACCTTTACCTCTTAAATATAAATTTAATTGATAAGCCGCATACTCCAAAGCCCAATCTTCATCTTCAAATAAAGCAGTAAGGGCAGCAACTAATTCTACCAAATCATCAATGTATTTTTGGGTATTTTGTTGTATTTCAGAAGTAGTTTCCTGTTTTAAATAATCCCTAACCTTCTTTAAAGCACCCAAATCAATATTATCTTCTAATGTCGCATGAATATTCTTAGTTTGTTGTAGAGGAGGGTGATTACTAAATTCTATACCAATTAAATTAAATGACCGCGCACCCTCTAAATCAGTTGCAAATCTAGGCGGAATACCACCAACAAATAAATCATCTTTACCAATAATAGGTGTAAAATAATACTCATCTAATTTTTCCAAAAAACTCTTTAAACTATCTTTTAAATTTTCATCATCAAACTTTCTGGGAACCGGTTCTATGCCTTGTTGATATGTTGATATATCAATATCCTTTACTTTATCACCAACCTGTACCCCTGTAAATTTACTACCCTCTTTTGGCGAATCAACTTGTTCTTGACCTTTTAATTCGAATAAAATATTAGAAAGGTCATCGAAAAATTTACCAGTCAATTCAGAAATTTTTGCAGCGTCTTCACCTAATTCAGAAATAGTGTATCTTGATAATACCCAATCGGTATATGGTAGATGGTACGTTTTATTGCCAGTACTTTTATGAGCCTGTAATTGGATTTCAAGAATTTTTTTATGTAAAACTTTCTCAATTTCTTTCATATCGCCACGCCGTTTAGTTGTCTCCAACCACTTATTCAAAATTCTTTTAGCCTTTTCAACCTCAAGAGTTCGAATCGGGAAATTAAACTGGTTTTCTAATTCATAAGCATAATAAGGGTCCAACTCTTCAAAATCTGCCGCTTGTTCATCAAATTCCTGCTCATCTAATTCATGCGTAGGTTCTCTTTGACTACGTTCTGCAATATCCTCCCTTCTCCATTCTGGAACAATTTTACCCCGTTTTAGTCTATCTTCAAGTTTCATATCTTTAAAGTCTCTAGGTTCGCCGCGACTAAAAAATTCTCCACTCAAAGCGTGTTCCTTTGCTTGAGCAATAGCCTGACCAGTAAATGCAACCCATTCACCAATTCTCACATAAATGTTTTTTATATCACGTTTAATAGGAGGAACACTCCCAATATAATTAGGAGGTATTTTTAAATTGTTAATATCTTCAATCATACCTTCATCTAAATTAGAATTATCTGCTGCTATTTGGAATCGAGCAAGTGCATATACTACTGAATAATATCTTACGCTAATTTTTCTCCAATACGCATAAATATCATCCCTATCTTCTTGAAGTTCAAAATTCAAAAAGCCCCTCACTAATTGTTCAGGTAATAATTCCGCCCTATCTATTTGTGTAATACTTGCTCCACGTTCAACAAACTCAGCAATTCTATTAACAATCGCATCTAACGAATCTTTATCATTTTCTGTTAAAAATTCAGAATGAGCAAGTCTAAAACCTTCTACACTCTTTAACCACTTTTCATATTGAGGTGGGTTTTTTAACACGGTTGAAAGAATAGTAATATCTTCAATGTCTAAATTTGGATTAGTAAAATCCTCATAATTTAGGGGTTTACCATTATAACGCACTTTATCAAAAATAACTTCCTTATAAGCAGTTTTAAAATTAGCCTTAAGTTGGGCATCAGGGTCAGAACTAAATTCTTCTTTAGTTTCTTCGAGAAGTTTGTCCCAATCATCTTGTTCCATAACTTCCTTTTCACCAACATAATAGTCTTCAATATCATCTAATTTACCTTCAACATCTACGCCGGAACGTAATGCTTCTAAGATTCTATTTTTCGCTTCTTCAGTCATCTTTACACTTCCGTAATTAAACCCTTACCTTCTAAAATAATAAATATAGCATTATTTAATGGTAAATATTTACCTTGATTATTAGCCATTAATTGAAGTTTTTCTTCAATTAATTTCCTAACTGTGACCACGATTTTCTTGACTACTTTATTCAAATCTAAAATAAAACTTCTAACCACACCTGCTAATTGTTCATCAGTAATTTCAGGAGTAATTTGCTCTGGATATTTTTTTGTCAATAAATTTGTTATATTAGAACCACCCACAACCCGTTCAGTTTCATGAAGTTCTTGAATCAAATCTACAGTATTAATAGTCTTATCTAAACTAACATTATATGTAGAGGTTAAATCTTCTAAATTAACTGTGCCATCTTTAACTTCTATAAATAAACTAGCGATGGATTTTTCAAAGGGGTCAGTAAAAGTACGTAAAAAGTCAGACTCATCTTTAACACTTATATTCAATAAATTACCAAATAATTCTTCTTCAGTGTCCTCAACATTATCTCTTCTAAAATTACGATAAAGTTTTCTTAATGCTCTTAACCCAGATTTTTCTTTATCATTAGCATCGTTTAATATTGATTGATTTCTATTGACAAGCCACTCATATAATTTTGTTAACTTTCTTGAGTTTGGAACATTAGGTTGTATTTTCCAACTGGCAACTCTTTTACCACTTTTTCCGGGCATAGTTCCCATTTGTATAAACCCACCTAAATCGCTATCTTGTCTAAATTTTAAATAAGAATTAGTATAAATTGAATTAAAAACATCTTCATAAACATTGGGTTTACTAATTAAATCAGTAATAAAATCTTTAAATAGTTTAGGAACACCAGCCCTATACTGTGTCATTTTATTTTCAAACTGTCTAGTCATATCTCTTTGCCCTTTAGCACCATTAGAAAATAATGTATTTTTAAAATCCTTAATAAACTCTTCCTTATCTCCAACCCTAGTACTAGGAATTAAGTCTGCTATAACATTAAAATTTAAACCGGACATTCTATTAGCCTCATCAATAGTTACCATTTCTTGGTTAATTTTAAACGCAATATCTGAAACAACATCTAATACTGCCTGTCTATTGACCGCTCTACTTTTTAAATTCTGTGCTAATTGATTAGTGATATTTTCTTGTTCTGATAAATCACCCTTAAAAAGCGATAAAAATAAATCAGTAAATCTTTTCTTTCGACCTTTTGTTGTTTGGATTTTAGGTAGACCCTTCACTTTAAATGGTTTAGCAGGTGGCCGATTTCGAGCAACATTAGGTTTATCAGGATTTGCAAGGAACCCTCTTTGAGCAAAATCTCCAAACTGCCGTTTTCCAGAAAGAACAATTGGTTCTTGAATTTCAGTAAGATATACTAATGCTAATTCATTAGTGATATTATTAACGTTATAATTTTTTTGATAACCTTCACCAAAACTATACTTGTTATAAAACGCCTTTAAATTCTCAAACCCTTTATCTGGAATGTTAGTAGCAATATTAAAATTAACATCATCACCTAAAGCCTCAAGTATAGAAACTAAAGTTCTTTTATCAGTAATTTGGCTAATTTCCTTATCTATTTCTTCCCAATCCACTTCCCTTTCTGCTTCAATATATTTAGATGCCTGTTGAAATAATTCAATTGTTGCTTGTCTTCTATTTTGTGAAGTCTCAGCAATACCTTTAACCTCTTTTTGTTCAGTATATTCTTTAAACCCTTCCTGAAGTTTTGCCAAATTTTCTTCAGCCAAATCGTCGAGTCTATTTCTTTCGGCTATTGAAAAGTCTTGTAACTGAAGTAACTGTTGAGCAGCATATTCAGGCTCAGTATCTCTAAGTAATCTAATAAATGTTGAAAAATTAGGTGGGCTATCATCTTTCTCTAAAACCTTTTTTGCCTTATCCATCCATACTTCAAGAACACCACCTTCATATCCCAATAATGTTAACCAAGCCGGCGTTTTTCCTTTTCCGGGAAAACTAACACTTTTAAGAATGAGACCCCAACTAATAATATCACAACCTCAAATAATAACCAAAGAAACTCCGTAATTTATTAATAATAGTAGAATCAGGTTCCTCACCACTTATTGTTAACACATCAGTTTCGGCAGCATTTAACATATGCCTATAATATGCCCTATAATTTTCATCACTAATTTCTCGGTAATCCGATTCCCTACGGCCTTGTGCAACTTTACCTGATGGTATTATATCTCTTTCCATACCAGTAGTATACTTTAAAGTATAGAATTTATAATTTAAATTTTCAAAATCTATTGTGCCTCGCATAAATACTAATACATGAACCATACTTGGTTGCCCTGCTGGTTCACTTTCATATTCAAACGCACTTGACCTTTCTCTAGTCCGATGACGAACATTAGCACCCGTTCTTTCTTTTACATCATAATGTATAGTTTTAACGCCCCACAAAATATTTTTTGAAACATCAAACCCTTCTGAATTTGCTTCTTTCTCCCAATTATCATCCCAAGTTAACTGCTTAATTAATTTAGAATATAATGGAAATAAATTACTAAAAGATTTAAGCTGTTGAAATCTACCTTCGCGTTTTATTGGTATTTTCGGAAAGTGTGGGTCATTTTCAGGGTCACGTCTTGAGGTCTCAAAACCACTACTTCCTAAAAACAAATTAAATTCTAAAAAAAGCGTTTCAAGGTGATTGACCATTTTTTGCTGTAAGTCCCTAATAAGGAAATCATGTTCTGGATTAAGATGATGTGCCACAGTATATGGTTTATCAGGCTTTTTTAAATCTTTAACCCATTGTGGATTTTCAAGAACATTTGTGAATCCATATTCGTCTAATTCGGGATAAAGTGCATAGAATTCTTTCATTTCTTCAATTTCTTCAGGTGATAATTTCTCATCAAACGGGCCAGTACCTTCAAGTTTACCTTCCTTAAATGCCTTAATATCTTCATGTAGAGTTCCAGAACCTTTAGGTTTAGTTAGTACCTTTTTTCTATCGGGTTTAGACCCACCACGTTTAGAACCAGTTTTTGCCTTTACAATATCTTTCCAACTCATATTAGTCACCCTCCAAAATCTTCTAACATTTGCTCAATTTCCGGTCTATAACCTTCTGCTACTTCTTCCCAATCAACATCTGAAATACTGTCTGATGGGTTTCCTTCTACTAACTCTTCCATAAAACCATCTAAATGTGCCATAGCCTCTGGTAAATATTGAACTAACTCTTGAAAAATTTCAATATGGTCCTTATGTTCAAAAACACGTTCTTTAATCCAATTATTTATATGGTCATAAAAGTCATTATCGTTTAAAGACCATAGTTCTGCACTACGAGTAGCGGTTGCTGTTCCCTTTTGAAGTGTATTTTTCCAACTCATTGTTCATCACCCCAATACCACTCATAAATTTTATCTATTATATCTTTATGTTCGTTCTTATGGTCGCGCCAAATTTTCTTTTTATTTATATTTTTATATCCTTCAAGTTGCGCGTTCCAATAATCCCAATTGAACATTACAATCCTTTTCCCCATATTGTATAACGTGGTAAATACTGTGCGTATTTAAATAACCAACTCATTGTAATTTCCTCTCCATTTCTTTCTTAACATCTAACCAAACAGTCGGATGTTGTTGAGCCAAAACTTCTTTAACAATTTGCATCTGCGCAATAACAATTGTATCTTGTCTTTTGTGAACAAGTTTCCCTTTGAATTCCATAAGATATTTTAAACTCTCACGCACTTCGCGGGCTAACTTGGTTAAGGTTTCTAATTCCTTAAAATCTAAGTCTTCCTTTTGGAATAACTCATCTAATTTCATATCTACCTTTTGAATATTTCTTGATAATAAATCAATCTCATCAATTTCTTTCTTAGCCAAAATTGCTGCTGCTGATTTTTGAACCAATGGTTGTAAATGAGATTGCATATGTAATCTAATTTGTTCTGTTGTAGTTCCTAACGCTGCTGCTAATGCACTAGGTTTTAAGTTTCCTTCTGCTAAACCCTTTTCATACATTTCTCTTCCGGGGTCTGTACATAATTTACATCTTGGATTAGATTTTTCTTCATATTCTCCAACATGATTTCTCATATGCCGACTTGTTGTGCCTGAAGGCCAATCCATTTGTTCATCTAATTCATCGGGCGTTATTGATAAAGCACTAATAGCGCGCTCTTTTTCTTCTCTATCTTCACATTGACACATTCGACAATGCTTACGTGTTTTTTTACTCATATTAATACCTCCTTAAATAATCTGTCCAATGAGACTTAAGCATTTTCTTTTCATCACTTCCACTTTCAGGCGGCATATCTGGTGGTCTTGCCCAAGGGGGAATTTCTTTATTTTCTCCCTTTAACCTTTTAATTTCATCATCCCACAATTCCTTTCTATCATTCAACCTATTAATAGGTTTTTCAAGAAAAATACCTTTAAGGTTTGTTCCGTGTGGATGAGTGTCTAAGAAATTATCAGTAGCGATTACTGGGTTATCTTCAATATTTTTCAAAATAGTTCTTATTAATCTAAGTGAAATATTAGTAATTCTAAATGAGTCGATTTCATAATTATCTTTCAATTCTTTTAACCCTTGTAATTCTAAAATGAAATCTGAATCTTTCTCATCAATAACGTCAATCGGTTTTATTTGTAATGCTCTTTTAACTGCGGCATAATTAATCCATAATCTATCAAAAGGTTTACTACCAGTAGCATCTCTATATGAACTTTGGTCACTTAATACTTCAGTTAAGGCTTTCATAAAAGAAGGTGATTTCTCAATAGCCTTACGCTCAAAAGCACCTTTAATTTCATAATCTTTTAGTACTGCAATTGGTCCGGGGACACCAATAATATCTTCAAACTCTTCTAATAACGGCAATAACCCCTTATTTATACCCGGAATATCTTCTGTTTCTCCAGCATTTTTTCCAAATAAAACTTGCCACATAGGGGGTTTTGCTACTCCCATTTCTTTATTATACCAAGAGTCCTTTGCTGGAGTTGTAATAGTTTCTTTTTTACCTTTAGCCTTTCTATGTTTAATATATTCAGGCGTTCTATAATGGCCATACACTTTTTTCCAACTTGTTGCGCCATCTTTACCAACAGTATCAGGAACAGTAAAAACAATATTTTGAGGGTTTACTTTTGATTTAGGTCTACCTACCTTTTTAAGGTTTGCAGTATAATCTGATAAATTTTGTAAATTTTTTTCATCTAATAAATTTTTAGACTCAACTGCTTTTTTAATTTCTTCAATTATATCTTTAACTCCGGGACCATAATCACCCACACCATCTCTTTTGGCTTTTTGTGTTACGTGTTCATCAATAACTTCAAATAAATTTTGAACAGATAAATTTTGTTTTGCCCCGCGACCAGTCATACGTAAATCATCAATTGAAACGTCTTCTACTTTCTGTTTCCAATCTTCTAAAGCATCCACAACATTTTCAAACTCAGAAACATAATCAACCTCGGCTTCATCACCATTGGGTAATTTTATTGTATCTTTAGTTTTTTTCTTTTTCTCTGTCACTTTCTTTTTCTTTTCCTTAACAATAATAAAATCATCAAGGTCATATGATTTAAGAATAGATTGCCAAGACATTTACTCACCCTTTTCTTGATTCTGTTTTGAAGTCTTATCGTCATCAATTGGTCCACCAGCGGCCCAAGTATAACAAGTTCTATCTTTATGGCACTTAAAGTGGTGCATCCAACAATATCCTAAATCTCCTTCGAGTGGCATACATTCTTCCATTCTAGGAGAAATATCAAACGCAATACAGTTAGAACATTTTGAATCTTTAGCGACCTCAGTAGTTGTTTTCCAATGTTTTGCTGCGTCTACCCAATATTGTTCGTCTGACAAATTGAGTGGGCCATATTTAATATGTTCTGCTTTAATTGCTGCATTTCTATTCTTAGTGTTTAATTGTAAATCTTGCGTTGCTCTAGGGCAAACCATTTCTTTTAGTATGATTTCCCAACTCATTTTAATCTCTCCAAAAATCTAAATCTTTAGGAACAATAGGAAACTCTTCTTCTTTTATCTTTTTGGGCTTCTTTGGTTTTTGCGCCCCTTTTCCATAAGCCATGTTTGTGATTCCCGCCTTCCCACTTGTGATAGTGCCACCCGTCTTAAGGGTATTCCACCAACTCTCACTTTTTAATTCCTCTTGTAATTTATCCATACCAGAATATTCACTATTATTCCAACTATTTATTAAACCATATTCATGGAATATTTCTAAAATATGATTCATAAAACGATTAAAATTTTCACTAATATTAGGAGGGGCAATATAATCATTATCTGCAATCGCATTAATAGCCTTTTCTGCAGAACGATTTATACTTTGTAATTGTGCTTTCATTCTAATAAGTTGTGGAGTTTTTCCAACTAATTGACCTACATCTAAAACTTCTGTAATAAAGGCATGAATACCTTCTAACTTCTTCAAGTAATCAATAGGATTATCATCAGTTGGAGCCATTTTCATTTTAATTACCTCCCATAGTTCTTCTAGTTTCTTCATCAACAGTATCACCAATAGTTCTTGTTTCTGGTTGTTGCGGAGTTTCTCCTACTTCTGCTGGACCAAAGACTTGTCTAAAGTAATCCTTTGCTTCATTATTATTTTCCCAATTAAGTTCTGGGCTACCATTTCCTAAATCCATAACTTCAAGATTCGGGAAATCAGCAGCCTTACCCTTAATTCTTAAAAAATTAATTCTCGGAAACTTTTTCTCATATTTTATTAATACGTAACTTAATAATTTTCCTGTCATGCTCTTAATAGGAACTACCTGCATTGGTGCAATAGATGGGCCTTTTTTCGCAAATGGGTTCTTTTCTCTAAGATTGCGTTGAAACCTACCATGTATTCTAGGAATGTAACTTCTTAAATACCAAGCAGCCAACAACATCTTATCCTTATCACTATTCATTCTAAACATTTCTGGTAAAGTATTATATTGTACTCTAATTCCTGCACTAATTTCACTTGTAGTATTATTTAGAACCCACTTAGGTAACAAATTTCTTTTTCTACCAGAAACATCAACAGTTGTTGTTGATGTTCTAGGTTGCCTAACCTTTCTTTGATTTTTTAATATATCTTGCCAAGCCATTTAATTTCACAACCTTTTTGCTTCTTCCATAAGACGTCGTTTTATTTCCTCACTACTCAAATGTTGAAACCACGGTCTAACTCTAGGTTTTCTTTGTGCAAGAATATCTTCCCTTTCCCATTCACCAGTGAGCCTTTCCCCTTCTTTTGGCATTTGACCGCCATGAGTATATACTACTGCTCTAAGTTCTGAATGCCATTCACGGCCTATTTTTTTCAAATTCTCCAAAGTTCGTTTAATTAAAGTAATTCCTTTTTGATACCATGATGAGTCAACTGGTAAATAATGCCATTCTTTGATATTACCTGTTTGAGTGCGTTGGGATTCTCTAGTATTTCCCCAATTGGGTAATGCTGTGGCTGTCATAAACCCTCGTTCGTCTAATTCCATCGTTGCACTAATTATCATAGAGAATGCATCTGCATAACTAGTATCTCCGTATGCGGCCTTATATGTACAAGTTTCCGCAATTTGTTTTTTACCATCCATGTAACATAATGCAAAATCTCCCGGCCCCTGTGAAGGGTTTGCCCTTACTCTTAAATGAGTCACATTTCCTACTTTACCACCTTCAAACCTTGTTGTTCTTGGTAGCCAATGTGGATATAAATTTATAGTTACACCGTGATGACTTTCTGATACAGTATAATAATCACCTCTAGAATTTTTTACGCCAGAAGGAGGTACTATCCCATCTCTTACCATTTCACCGAGAATCTCTTCCAAAGTAAACTTTTGGGCTGTTTTGTAAGAATCAGTTCTGTATGCAATATATCGCTTACGTAAATCAGTAGTTAGTTGTTCTAAATCATCAATTAACTCTTTGAATTCATTATCCGCCTTTTCTAAAGCACTATCTGGGTCATCCTCAAATTCTTTTTCATACACTATATCCATATTAGAATCTATGTCTTTATTTCTGTCATAATACGCTTTCATATGTAATACGCCACTTGCGGGTAAATCGGAAGTTCTATATTCAAATTGTTGCCAACGGGGGTCTTGTTCTGGTGTCCACTCTTTTGGGTATGTTGCTTTTTTTTCCGGTGTTTGTCGTTTTAAAAATTTAGGCCAAGTAATTCTATATTCATTAACTACATCTTCGTAACTAGTGGGCGTTTGTCCATGTTTTTCACTAAGGGGAGGATAACGACGAATTGAAAATTTCCCGTATATGTCAGAAGAATCAAAATAACTACCTTCAGGTCTAGGCCCAGTTTTAATTGAACCCATAGACCACCAACGTTTAAAACTATTTCTATTGTTTTCATCAAGTAAATTTTCTAAATACTTTATGTATCTACCAATTCTTGGCGCATCATGCGCTTTAAAATCAATATTTTGCACCCAAGGCGCTTTTAACACATATTCCCAAGTCATTGCAAATCACCATATTCAATAGAATCAATAATTTCATCATAAACATTAAGCACTGGAATTAACGCCTCTTCCCAATTTACATCATTATAAGTATATCCAGCATCATTTAATGTGTTCTGCATCCAAGTCGCTTGATTAAACCACTCTTCAGTCTTAGTTAAATATAATTCTTGATAATAATTTTTCAGAGCCTCTTTAAGATGGTCAAGTGTGGGATAATCATTACCAATTCTATCACGATTATCTTTCATAATTCTTATAACTTCACTTCTACCTGTGGCCTTTGAATCATTTAATTGTGTAGTCCTTGCAAGTAGAGTAGCAGGGCTAACATTTTTTAATATAGTTTCCCAACGCATATTATTCCCCTTAATATTTATAATCATGATATTGTTCTTCTGCTGTTCCACCTAATACCATTTTCATTAATTCTGCAAACATTGTTTCAATATGCTTTTTTAGTAAATTCGGGTCTTCCTCCCATGTTGGAAGTAACATATCATATAAACCTTGTTTTGTCTCCTTGAAGTATTTATCAATTTTAATTTTATCACTACTTTTGATAATATTTTTCCAACTCATTTTAACTCACCTATATAATAAGCATATCTTGTATATTCTTCGGGCTTTCCTTCCCTATATATACTAGAAACTTTTTTCCTAACACCCGGATATATATGGTCTCTAGCCATTATTTTTCTTAAAGAAAACATAACCGTATTAAAATGCACTCCTATATCTTCTGATATTTCCTTTATTGTTCTAGGGTTCTCATCTAACGCATTATATACTTGCCTAATAGCACCCATTGTTATCCTTTGACCTTTAAGCACATCTTTCCACATATTAATCACCGTATTTAGTATACCAATAATCACTAATCTTTACTGGGGTATCTAATAGGAAATCACTCTTACTTTCCATAAATTGTGATTTAACCCATCCTTTAGTCTGTAAAATTCTACCCAAAATAGATTTTAAAGATTTTACTTTTCTGGCTCTACTACCCATTTGTCTCATTTTTGCTATATAGATTGGAAAAACTCTACCATGAAAGGATGCTACTCTAATATGAGTCGGATTATCATATTTATTTAGTACTTCATCAACTGATTCTCGTAATACATTCATATTGACTTTACTCTTTTTCTTAAGAACAACTTCCCACATGAAAAAACCTCCGAAAATTTTTGGGGCAAATTTTTTAATGACCAATTTCCCTTTCATTTAATAATTGCTTCATACCTTCAAAATTCTCTTCTTTTAAAAGTCGCATTAATATTGCTTTTGCAACATCTTTAGGTATGCCTAATTTATCTTGTTTAAGTATATCGTTCCAATTCGTCATTTTAAAACACTTTCTCCATTTTTGGGCTGTAATTTATGAGGCACTAGCAAAATTTTTTTTAATTAATTGATTCTATTTCCAGAATAAGAATGCATTGATTTGTTTATTATCATGTTTATCATGCTTTAAAAAATGATATTTAATTAAATGCTTTTATAACACTCATTTCTGCCATCTTGCGATTAACGCCATTACGCCTGTATAGGTTGATTAGGGCCATAGTTAGGTTTAAGGCTGTTTAAAGCAATTTATTACACTTAACTATTAAGATATGTTTAATAGAAGTCATTGGCTCTGAATCTTCATGTGGGCCTATACATATTAAGTGTGCGCTTCTACGGTTAAAGATTCATTCGCTCTAGATAACATTAAACATATTTAGCCTATTAATTTAATTTAATTAAAAAATTGGTGCAAAGCATATGGTTGTAAAGAACGAAGTTTTAAACCCAAACTCGGGATATAAAGGGTTTACTTCGTTGCACCCACTAAAAAAACGTTTATAAGGTAATATGCTATTCGCATATTTTCTCGCTTCGCTGCGACCCAAAACCTTTTTTTAATTTATTATCATATGGTCGCAAACAGAACTTTATAAGTAAGTATTATTAGTTATAATGAAATATATACGTTATAATACTTATGCTATAAAGTTATAGTAGCGACCGCAATTTGAGGATATATATCTGCTATTCGCAGATTTAGGCTAATACTAGCCTAACCATATGGTTGCACTTTGGGCAACCCTAAGATATACTGGGGGCGGTGTCTATTATTGAAGGAAGTGAAAAATATGTTCTTCAGGAATAAAATTGTAGCATTGAATGATGAATCGAAATTTACCCTAAAGATAGGGCATGACCGAAACGGTATTCTGATTATTAAGGAATTGTCCGTGAAGGCTAATAATGTGGATGAATTGATTGAAAAGACCAAAGAGGCTCTAAGTGAATTCAACCAAATGAAATTTGATTTAATTAAAGGAGAGATGAAAGAATGAATTGTAATTGTGATAATTTGATTGAAATAGACAGAAAAGCACACTATAACGGTGAGTTTGTAGAATTTAACATTAAACAACTATGTATTGTCTGCGGTAAAATGTGGGAATTGACTAATTGGGGGAATGTTGAATGAGATGTTTGTTTTGTGGACAATTTATGGAATGGAACCCATTTCGGGGTATTCTAAAATGTCCAAAAGGCCAAGAATACCAAACGTGTCAAAATTGTTGGGATAGGGTGTGAAAATGATGAAGGAATCAAGAATGTTTGAAGGGTTAACCACCTGTTTGAAGTATTGCTTAGAAATGGGGTTAGATGATGAGGCTCAAGTTATCGAGGCATTCATTAAAACATGGGACAAAATGGATTACTATGGCAAAAAGAATATTTATTCGACAATGATAAATCTTATGCGCCCACACTCTATGCCACGCAGACCGCGTTCAAAATTAGATGAGGATTTGGAGGATTTGAAAGATTTGTGTTATGCGGCGGCTAAAGCACAGTGGGACATTTTAGGAGATTTCCTATTGTGCCATCCAAAGGCAGGAAATAATAAAATGACCTTAGACTATTATCAAGAACAAGTTTACAAGGCTACTACTGCAAAAATCCGTAAAGTGGTTCGTGAAGAATTATTCAAGTTTGAGAGAGATGCAGAAACAGGCAAATTAGAATTGATTGCCTTAGACTGTGACGAAGATGGATATTTGAAAAAGGGGGAAGAAGAATGAATAAACAAGAGATTTGGGAGTTAATAAGAGATTATGGTGCAGGTAAGTATTACTACAGATTGCCCGAATTAAATGCGAAAGTGCTAATTGCTATGGAGGAGGAAGAAGAATGAAACCAAAGTACGAAAAAACTAGAACAGATAGATATGAAATGATTGTGCTATGGCTTAGTGTAAATCATCCGAAAGTCTATGAAGATTGGAAAAGAAAGGTGTTGAGAGAATGAGAGGAGCAGGTGGAATATCAGGCATTAAAATGAATAAACGGCTGAAGGACCAAAAGCGTAAGAAGTTGTGGCTTGAAGCAAAAAAGAAAAAGGCCGAAAAGCGACGACAAGAGATTAAGGAGGCTAAACAAAAATGGCCGAATATCTGGAGAAAACTCAAATTTTGAGTTTTTTCCGCCCTTCGGGGCCAATACGCCCAAAGTGCTATTACCATATGGTAAGATTTACTTAGTGAATTAGCGTGTTCTGTGAATAACAGAATTGTAAGCTAATTCATAGATAAAGCCCCCAATAAAAAAAAGCGGGGAACTTTCTCTTCACAATGCCTCGCTCAAGAACAAATTAAGATAAGTTCAACGTGGCCGGTCTAACTCAAAAGAATGTTATCACCATTCTTTTGCCCTATACCTACATTGAACTCATTCTTAAATTACCGTTCCATATGATAAGAGGAACGGCTAATAAAAGGTCATGGTAGTTTTAAGAGGAAGATGAAATCTTCCCTTAATACTGCTAGATTGCGTTATATGCGAATAGCATATAAGAGAGCAAAATCAGAATGGGCTTTTATTAGAATAGTGACGGGTTACTCCTAAAAAATTCTTTAGGAGTAGCAAGGAACTAAAGTTTTCGCTAAAAGACGCGGAAATAGAATTAATTACCACCAGTCAATAATGCGGCGGCAATCAATTCCATATATATTTTCCGCTCAAAAACATTAATGTTCCACTATCATATGATAGGAGCCGTTAATGGTTTTTAGTAGGATTAAAAGCGCCTGGCGTTTTTAACCGCCGCATTAGGATTGGTGGTTAAAAGTTCTTTTAATCCGCTTTCAGGGAAATAAAACCTTTACGTGTGAACTATCACATAAAAAAATAAGAAGGGGGCTCCCTTACGATTAGTCCGTGCAATCTGCTATTCGCAGATTCGCACCATCGACAGTATTAGGAGAAGATTACATCTTCTACCTAAAACTATTTCCGCCCATATGGTTGTGCCTGGCACAAAATAATAAATTTAAATGATAATAGGCGAAAAGGTTTGAATGACAATTTGCGAATAGCAAATTAGAGAAGCCAAAGATTTTTGATTTTACATTTAAATATTATATGTCCCGATGAGGTAAGAAATGGCGACAAAGCACCTTCGGAACTTTGTTACGTTCCACCGCCATGCTACCATATGGTAATGTTTTGTAGTGTAACGAACAAAATTAATTATGCTTTGATGTATTAACAATAACCCCAAAATTGGGGAAGGGGGGATTTCTCCCCCCCTCCGTTGCAGGATGTTTGATTATTCCTCTTCCTCACCAATTTCCTCAATAACTGCGGGCAATTCATACCCAGCAGAAATTGCTTTTTCCAGTCTTGAGAGAATCGTCTTTTCCATTTCCATGGCCCATGTTTCCTCTTCGGTGTAACTTACGTAATCACCGCGAGTTTTGAGCAATTCCTTGAATTCTGACTCAATTAGGTCAAGTGCTGCGCGTAGTGCCGTTAATCGGACATTTCCGACAGCCAATTCAATTGAACCTGCGTTTTTCATCTCTTCCAACAATTTGTCATTTACTCCCTTCAATTTTGTGCGGGTGCAATCCCAAATCATTTTTTCGTCATCCTTGTCGGTTACTTCCCAATTCCACACTTGAGAAAGTGACTTCTTCAATTTGTCACCTTCTTCAAGGGTAGCCAAGAAAGCATCCATAAGGGCTTTTCTTCCTAAGTGCCTTGTTGTTACCATTTTTGGTTCCTCCTGCAATAATAGACCGAGTTTTGCTATTAAGGTAACAATCCCCAAAGTGTCTTGTTACCATATGGTTTGTATAATGGATGTGCGGATAGTAAGTAAGTATATTTATTATTCTAAGGAACTTTGTGGATTAGAATTATAAATAACGCAACGTCATCCATTTTGGCAATTAATTGCCTAGAACCTTAAACTTTTCTTTTAAGAAAAAGTCTGGGGTTGTCGACTGATTATTTCGTGACGGATATTAGACCGCTTACGAACAATCACATTCCACAAAGTTTCATTTACTATTCGCAGATTGTTCTACTAATTAATATCCAGCACTCATAACATTCTCCACCCATATGGATGCACTTTGGGCAAATGGAATGATTCCTCAACTTATACTCTGTCCACCGTCTACTAGTGTAGGCGGGGAAATTACCTACACGGAGAACAAAAAAAAACAAAAAACAAAGGAGATGAAAAAAATGGCAGATTACAGTATGGATGACCCAAAGTGGTCAAAGAATCAAAACAGGGTTAATGTTTATATGAACGACCCTGCGAACGAAGAACTCGTTGGCGGTATGCGCGCGGTTATTGAGTGGAACCTTGAACAAGGCACAAATGACCCAGATAACCGAAAGCGATTTTGGACTAATATTACAAATCTTTTCGCTATGCTACCAAATAACCCAATTGGGCGAGGTCGTGAATCAGATTTACCGGAGGCGGTGCAACAATCAATCACCCAAATTGCTGCACAATACGCATCTGCGTTCAGTGCGGTATTTTCTACGGACCCGCTCTTTTCTGAAATTGTACGAAAGCATGGAAAGTCTGGTGGCGGAACTTATGCGGATGCAGACGAATACGCGGAATCACTTGAGAAATCAATGAAATCGCGTCTAACAACTTACTACCGCAATTCACTAAAAATTGCGTCGGGCGAGAAAGCGGCTGGTTCAGTGATTTCTTGGAATGGTGACATGGATGGTCACATTCCGGTTATTATCGGAACAGTAGAAACTGAGGATAATTCCTCGGAGGAAGAAGAGTAAGCGTGATTTCCCCGCCTACACCCTCTTTTTCTAATTCCAACAATAATAAAAATTGTTGGGATTAGAAATTGAGGACTCTTCATTTATCCCAAAGTGATACCATATGGTTGCGTAAGCAATATTTACGGGTGGAAATTATGACTTTACGGGTGTAAATGAAAATGTGTGAATAACACATTGAGAATTAAACTCGATAAAGGAAGAATTGAACTCGATAAATTGTCCTTAAGGGGTTTTAATCGAGATGGCGACAAAGCCGATTATACAAGTCTAAACGCCTTTGTTACGTTACACCGCCATATACTCTAAAACCATATGGATAGAAGGTAAAAGGTTTTTTGGAGTCGTAAATGCGTGAATAACGTATTTAACGTTGCATCGCGCGAATAGCGCATATGTCGACAAAAAAGCTTTTAGATGCTTGCTTATGCAAGTGCTTGTTCTAAGCGAAGCGTTCCTCAGAAAATTTGGGGTTATGGAGCATGATGTGTAATTCACATCATACATTCCTAATACCATATGGTACGCTATTTTTAAGAATGAATCAAGATTCGTCTTAATAATATGCAAAACTGCAAGTACCGCATTTTTTCTTTTTTGGGGTTAACGCTTCGCTCTTCCTGTTATTATGCTATTCGCATAATCAGGAACCATATGGTTGTATTTAATTAATTATATCTTTCGCGTGAGAGGTGTCTCTTTTGCGTGGGTCGCCGCTAACCTATATTAAAGGGGTACTGCAAGCCACCAAAGAATATTCATCTGAAGAAATGAGGTCATTCTTTCAGGTACATTCCAATTGACAATATACCATATAGTATAGAATATAGTATAGAGTATAAATATAGAATATCCAATATATGATATTACATAAACGCCTCGCGCATAGCAATAAAATTCCGGTGCAGCCCCATCATAGGAATGTGTTAAAATGGATGAAAAGATTGTATTAAACCATTTATGATACGTGCGAAACTTGTACTGGACTGTGATATGGATTTCAGGTCAGGCGTGACTTTAAGAAAACGCATTAAAATGATGTCGAACCACCCTATGATTTAAAGGCTTAATGTGTATAAAAATACACATAATATCATTTCTATCATCATTATCACTTTAGTAAAATCGGACCAATTGCTTTATACCCTACCCGCTTCTAGGTCATTATGCCCCTCAAGGGCTAATGTGATTTAGATTGATTGAAGAATCACAACCAACAAAAAAGGTGAAAAAGATGACAATGGAAGGTTGGCAAGCACGAACTGAAGAAGTAGCGGAATTTATCGCAGTAGACGGATTTGACGCACAATTAAGACAAGTAGTAGATTTTCAAATCACTTTTGGAAATCAGAACCCTGAACAACAAGAGCGAGTTTGGGACTCAATTAAGAGTATGATTCGCGGATTAGATGGTAGCCCTGTTCGACGTGGAAAGAAGAGTAATCTTCCTGCAAGCGTTAATGTAACAGTTGCTCAAATTACCAGTGAAGTCGGTTCATTGGCAGCAGATTGGTATAACGCCAATTCTCTACTATCGCTAGTTTTGCTTAAACACGCAAAGTCCGGCGGTGGTGCTTATGATGATGGAGCCGAATATGGTGAAGCATTGGGAAGTAAAATTGGAACCCGTCTAAAGAAGATGTATAAAGATGGTTCATGGGATGGAACTGTTGAAGGACTATCTTCGACTTCAGCCGCACCTGCGGTTGAAGCAAGTCACGACGAAGAAGAGTAAATAAAACTCTTTTAAGTTAAAAAAACAAGATGACAAACATGGGCATAATCGGGGGATAGTGGTTAAAGCCACTGTCTTCCGGTTATGTCCTATTTTTTTTAAAATCAATTGGTATAACTCATATCATTAAAATGATATTTTATGTATCTTAAAATGAACAAATCGAGGTATGCGTTTCTACTTAAAGGATGCCCACCCTCTCTTATTGTAGCAAAATGAAATTATTTGCACTTATTATCAATCATTATCAGTCTTTGATACATAAAATGACCCCAAACCATAGGGTAGTTAGATATAATTTTATATTATTATTATATTTATCATTATTATCTATATCTATCCTTTCTTATCCCCCTCACTATCTATGCAAACCCCCCTGCCCTACGGGGTGATAATGATAATAATAAAAAATCGGGAAGTGGTAATAATGATAATCATGCCAAACCACCCCGTAGTTTATATCCATTTTGATAATATCAACCGTGATAATGAAGGGTGATAGACAAGTGAAACCGAGGTGATTGAAAATGACAAGAAAACATTGGATAACGAAAAAAGAAATAAAGGAACTGTATGGGTTGAGTGACAATAAAATCGCTCTAATGAGAAAACTGAATCTAGTATCTACTAAACTAGGTGTTAATGAAGGTAAAGGGCGTAAGCCGCTATTGTATAAGAAATCAATGGTTAATCTTGTAAAGGATATGACACCAATTCAATTGAATGAATTGGGCGATACTGTTGAAGATACAAGAGAACAATTTGCAAATGAATTCAATAAGGCTGAAACTCTTTCTGAAAAGAAAAAAGTAGCAGAAGGCTATCATTTTGATGAAAATAATATGTTTCAAAAGAGTGATATTGAAGCAGTTGTTGAAGAAGATTGTAAACATAAATATTCATATGAACAATCAGTAAATCATCCATCACATTATAACAAGACTCAACTTGAAGTAATTGATGCGATTGACA